GCCTCTGCGCCGGGTCCTCCGAAGTAGCGAACGCTGGGGGGGGTGGGGGTGGGGGTGCGGCCGAGGCCTTGACTTTCCGAGTGGCGCGGCGCTCAGCGAGCTTGCGCAGGCGCTCGGCGCGGCGCTGCTGACCTAGCTTCATGGCCAGCCGGTGCGCCTCGGTGATCGTGGGCTTCGATGGCTGACTGCGCGGTGCTGCCGGTGCTTGCTCAACGGTGGCTCGCGTGCCGACGCAGCTATGGCGTGAGCCGACCAGCACCAGCAGCACACCGCAGTCGGGGCAGCGATCGTCACCAGATATCATATCTGCTGCACCTCTGTAAGATATTGCAAATGCTGAAGAAATAGCAGCGTGTCGCGAGTATGTTGCACCCGCGTCACTGCACGCTGTCGTCCTTGTCCGCACCACGATGCGTCAACTTCGCTGTCCTATCCTCAAGCTTCGGCGTGGACACGCTCAAGTTCACCACCGGAGCGATCGGATTGCCCTGCGCATCGACGAGTTTATGCGCCACCGCCTGCAACTGTGGGTGCATATACTGCGCCGCCGAGCGGGCCATCGCATCGCGCCGTGGCGGGTCGGCCGACTTGCTCCGCATGATGCGCAGCATGTAGTCGAGCGGCGTCTCGTCGCTCTCGATGTCGTCGAGCTCCTCCTTCAGCCGGCGTATCTCGCGCGTGCTCTTGTTCTGCGCGCCGACAGGTCGGCCTTTGCTGTACGTGTTTCCGGGCTGAAATGTCATGCTTGCTCAACAGCTAAAAGCCATATTCCTGGGCTCTCTAGAGGGTCCGGCGCAATTCTGGCCAGAAGTGGTCACCGTGGCGTACGAGACCGACGACGGCCCAGTTCACGATATCACCCGCTAGCTAGACCGACCCTATGACTGGCTGGAGGGGGACGACGTGCCATTGCCAATCCAGGCCTTTTTGGGTTTCTGCGTAGGCGTAAGCGGTTTGTTGATCTGCGAATGGGCCGTGAACTTTGGGGGCTGCGAAGGGAGCATCTTGGACGGCGACCCATTGTTGCTGCAGTGCGGTAGATGCTGGAAGTGGTTCGAGTGCTGATGCTGGCTGTGTCATGGGAGGGAACTCATCTTGATGCTCGGGGCTATTTGGCTCGGTCCATGCTGGTTCTGTGTGGAGCGGCTCGATGATTTCGAGCTTAGGCTTGGATTTACGAGGCTTTGCGGGCTTTTTGGCCATTCTGGGCCTCGGTTAGACTGTCATGGTGGTGGGGCGATTACGGTGACTACCCAGCGCATGGATTGCCCGTTATTGGTTTGGATGAATGCATTTGCGGTATCTGGGTTGAGGAATGGGCCACAGATCAGCGGGACCTGATATTGCACAGCATTGACAGCCACATATAGGACTGGGGGTTGCGGAATGACCTGAGCACCGAATGTCTGGTCAGTCATTAGGGGCGCTCTTTTATAACATCGGAGGACTATTGACTATACGCAGAAACTGTGTATATTCGTTTTCATCAGATGAGCGCAGATCGAGGTTGAGGCAGACATGACTACGAGGCAGTTCCGCGCCGAACTACTGATTGACAGAGTGTTCCAAACCAAGCGCCTCGGCGTAGAGGTACGGATACACTATTTTTATGATCGTAAGCGCTTCGGCGTCAATGTTTACGATAACCATGATCGCACGTCTCGGCAACCGCTGGCCAAATGGCAATATGCATTCTACAGAGATGACGCTATCAAGGTCGCCAAACACACAGCCAAAGAATGGAGATGAACATGACCTATACATGCGACGAGATGAAACCGATCAAGGCCGGCCAAGAATTTGTCCGGTATAATAGGCGCGGAGAAATCGACTATATAAACATGATCGAGACATCGAAAGATGCTGCGCGTGAATTTGCTAACCGCATTGCGCGTAAGGTTTTTGGCCGGCGTGGATATTGCCACCACGTCCGGCTGGATAGCTGGAAGGCGGACGGGAGCTATGCCAACTACGAGGCATTTATCGGCGTGGCCGCCCAGGGTGGCGGGACGAACGGACGCAATGTGTGGCTCACAGTCTACTCGAAATGACTAAGAACCAGTTCCGCGCCATCCTGAAACGGGACAACCTCACACAGGCATTGACTGCGAAACTGCTGGGGGTGTCCCTGCGCTCGGTGCAGGATTACGCGATCGGCAGGACCGAGGTGCCTGAAACCGTGGCCCGCCTGCTGCTCCTGATAGTGGGCGAATTGACTGTCGAGGAATTGCTGGAAAACCTCAGCAAATCCTAGAGCTTGTATCTTTCCCATGGTTCCCAGGCTTCTGCGCTGTGACGGGCGAACTCGCGGGCTTCGGTGATCTTGTTATGCGCGGCGTGACGTGCAAGATGAGCAAGATCAAAGCAATGCGTGACGTAATGATTGAGCTGGGTGAGCGTGTGGCGCTTGGCGTAATCCATGAGCAGCTTATCTTGAGCTGGCGTCAATGGGGGTGGTTTCTGTTTCGCCTTTGCCACCGTATTTGCTCACATGCTTAGAGTATGCGCGGTTGCTGATCGAGCCGCGCTTATGCAGTGTGTCGTGCTTGGCGGCGTATTTCTTGCCGAGCTTGCGCACCTCTTTGTTGGGGACGATAGCGCCCTTATGCTGAGGGACATAAAGCTCGGGACCTTTTTCGCCTACAAGATATGGCCCATTGCCCTCACGTTCCTCGTTGTCCACAGGGCCGCCGAGCTGGCGCGCTTTGACTGGTCCGCCCTTAGCCCAGCCTCTTGGTCCCGGCCCAGAACGTCGATCAGCGTTGTATAACCTCAAGACCATATCGCGGAGATCGCGATCGCGCGGACCTACATAAGGCACACCTTGGCTTGAGGCGCGAACAGTTTCCTCACGTGTTGGACGACCAGCTTGTGCCCCGGGCACAATTGGCAATGGAGTAACGTCACCACCACCCTGGCGCTTCTTCGCCTTGGCGACCTCAGGCAGCTTGCTCACCGAGCCCTTGTGGCCGTGGAAGCCCGAGGTGAATTCCTGTCCCACGGATTGCGGGATGCCGAGAGTGCTTTTGCCCGCAGCTGCAGCCTTCATGGCCCGGAATTGAGCTTGCGACTTGGCAGGCATGACAGCTCCTCCCTTGGCGCGATTGCGATAGCCACCGGGCCACATGCCTGGAAGCCTGTATGGCATTTTGCGCCCGGAACGCGGGGCCCGCGGCTGCTTGGGTGACGAGCGAAAGATGAACTCGGGTGGCGGACCAACCGGCTCCGCTGCAGGTGCAGCAGCGCGCGGGCCATACTCTCCGGTGATCGGCGATTGCTCCAGCTCCAGCTGCTGCGGAGCGGCCGGTGCTGCACGCGGCGGCGCATATTCAGGCTCCGGTGCCGGCGCTGGCTGGGGCCGCATGCCAGGCTCAAAAGGTGGTGCTGCGCCACGCCTTGCCCCGAACAGCTCTTCGTAACTGGGCGGCATGCGCTCGACCGTCGGCTCAGGCGCATCCCAAGGTGTCCACCTGCCGCCCCCGCCCTCGCCGCGCATGGCTCGACCGCCCATGCGCTCGGCACGTTCGCGTGGATCTTCCATAGCCAACTTCGGGTACACAGGGCCGCCATCTTGGCGGTGCTTGATACGCAATCGCCTCATGGCCTTGGGCGAGAGCATGCCCCTGAGCCGGCCGACTGGATTTACATGGCCTCCTTTGGCACGCGGCCTAGGTTCGTCGTCCGGCGCGTCCTGGCCGGCGTTCCTGCCATTGGATTGGCTCTGCGCTGCGCCCAGGAATGCCGACATGCGCGGTTTCTCTCGTCTGGCGGTGCGCCGGAAGCTCACAAATCGATTGTTTGGGCTGGGCGCAGTGTCCATATGGCCGCCCCCATTTTAACGCACCAGTGGGCTTCCCTGAGTCAGCTAGGGCCGTTTGCCGGCCGCACTATACCAGCCAGTCTGCTGGCCTGGCCGTTGCATTGGCCGTGCGCCTTTGCTCGACGGACGACCCGCAGCAGCTCCCCCTGGGCTCGGCTTGCCACCACCGGGCGGCGCACTGCGAAACTGTCCAGTGCGTACCGCCGGGCTGTTGCCACCCTCCGCGAATTCTGGTTGCTGTAGGCTCGCGTCGTCAATGTGAGCACGCTTGACCGGCTGATGCTGCTTGCCCGCCGAGCCGCCCTTGCTGATCTTCGGCCCAAATTTCTGCTTGGTGTCGATCGAGCGGGAACCGGCAACCTCGGTGGCACCGCGATCATGTCGCCCACCCTGGTCGCGCTTGCCTTGCTTGCCCTCGAACTCCTCCTCGCTCGGTCGGTTGACGCGGGTCTTGCGCAGAATACCAGGCTTGCCGAAATGCTTTGCCGCAGCACGCGCTGATATTTGACCGGGTTCATAGTCAGCCATGGCCGTTTCCTTTGCTGTTGCGTGCCAGCCAGTGCGTACACCAGTAGGTGCGGCGCACGAGGCCGTTGACCAAATCGCATTTGCGCAGATCAGGCAGTAGATCGCGATCCCCAAACATCGCGCAATCCTTGCATTCCTGCTCGCCAACCCCATAACGCGCATCGGACTTGGCAAGCTTGAAGGCATCCTCCACACCGCGCGCCCGCAGGACGCGGATTATCTGCTTGTCCTGCGCCGAGGGCTCATCGAGCACTGGGCCGCACCACAGATCGCGCGGCGGATTGGCCTTGCTCGCCGCCTTGATAAACCGCTCGGCGCAATCGCGCAACGCAGGCTTGAGACACTCCTCGTAGCGCTCGGGGTCAATGCCCAGCATGCGCACATAGCGATGTTCTTTGCTGGTCGCAAACTCGTGGGCGGCGGGATAAATCTGAACTGAGTTGTCGCCCATCTCGATCGCCCACTCACTGTGCTCGTGCTCGCAAATCGCCTTGGCAACCTGCCGCGCAGTCATGCCGCGCACCTGCACGATGTAGGCAAACAATTGATCCCAAAGAATGCGGTCAATGTAAACGATCTTGCCGTTGAGGCTGTTGCCGCCGGCATAAGGCACGTCGCGGCTGTGGTCGACCTCATAGGCACAGCCATAGAGCTCCGGCGTGTCATTCTGACCCAACGTGCCGTAAAGCTCGGCCTCACCCTTGATCTCGTACTTGAGATGGCCGGTGCTCATCGTCTAAGCGTCTTAGAGAATAGGTCGAGCTGCTGCGTTTTCTTCGGGGCGTATTGCACGCAGGCACAGCGCTTCGGACCTTGCCTGCGTTGCGTCTTGCGATAGCCGCTGAGGCGCCCATCAGGCTGGCGCACGCGCACGCGTCCTGACATCGCGCACCTCGGGAAAATACTGCGCCAGCCGGCGGGGAACAGGAGGGCTGTTAATCCAAACCGGCTGGCGCGCTTGCAGCGACCAGCTACCTTGTGGGATCGGGGAGGGGGAAGGTAGAGGATCGCGCAAATGAAAGGGCCCCAACCAGTGGGGCCCAGGAACCTACCAACCACAATACGTCGAATGCCTATCTGCCGCAATTCGACGTTTGTGTCAAGAGGGCTGTCCTATCATCGCCGCTCCGTCAGGTGCCAGTGCTCGGCTAGCCGCTGCAAGCCGGCAGTCAGCGCCGGATAAAGCCACCACCCGATACTGACATCCCTCTCGCATAAGGCACGCACGGTCTTTTCCGAGGAGCTGCCCGCTTGAAGCAGCGCATCATGGGCTTTACGCAAACGTTTGACCACGCCGATCTCGGTCTGCGCGAGTAGCTGGCCGAGATCACTGTCCGGATCAGGATGCGCAGCATGTAGTCCGATCTGTAAATTCGCAGTACGGGCATTGGTTGGTGGCGCATCGATCGCCGCATGGAATTTTGCCATCAAGGTTGCCCAGCGCTCGCCGGCGGCAACGTGGTGCTCCTGCAGATTGCCGATCAAATACATGCGGCCAAGCTCAGTACCCCAACGCTTGTCGCCATAGCGATGAAACGCAGCATCACGCGCGCGCCGGATGAGCGTCGGCGCATATTCTTTGCGCTCGGCCGCGCGCGATAGCCGCCCGCTAGCTGTCCGTCGTCCCGGCTTGCGTCTGCTCAAGCTCCTCACCCGTGAACCGCCGCAGTTCCCGCTGCGGCTTGTGTTGGTCAAGCCATGCCAAAACAACCTTAATGCCTCGGCCTTGCTCGTCCCAGCACCACTCACGCGCATCACCATTCTTGGCACGCTCGACCATTTCCTCGTAACGCTGATGATCGATCCGCACCAACACGTTCGCCCAATTGGCAGGGCGAGGCCTCGGCGTACTCACAGCCGTGCGTCTGAACGCCGAGGCCTCGCGGATCGTGCGCTGACGGTTCTCCTCGGCGTCACACGCATCGACCACGTCCTTGATGTTCGGCGGTACACCGCGGTGCCGCTGAATGCCAGTCAGAGGCGAGCAAACATGCTGGATGGTCGCGTCCGAATAACCCTCAAGCACGGTGCCGAGCTGCAGCACAAAACCCTGCGGGTCTGGGTACTCATCCTTTCGGTAGGCGCTGAATATCTGGCGCGCGCACTTCGTGATCATCTGCGCCCGCAAGAGCTTGTTCGAGCCGATCGAATACGCCAAGGACTGATGTTGTTTGTCGGCCATAAGCGTCGTCCTTCAGTTCATCCATCCAGCAACCTTGGTTGAGCCATGTGGTGGGATGTTTCGGTCGCGGTCGCCACCCTGGCCCCTTGAGCCATTGCACGTAGCGTTTTTCCCCGTCGATGATGTGCTCCTCGCTATCTTTGCGCAAAGCGCGGTCAAATGCGGTGCGCGCGGCGAATTTGGCGATCTTGAGTGGATATGCCTTCCAGAAGTCATCGAAGCACATTGTTTTTCCATTGCGCTTGGGTTTGCAGTGCTTTGGAGTTCTTCTCTCTTCTTTCTTACTTTTCTTAGGTTGCATGACCGGTTGTTTGGCTCGGTTCCGGGCACACTCCGCCTATCAAGGCGGAATGTGCCGTACATGACCGGCCGTCTCGGCTTCGGACACGAGCACAACAGCACGGCGCGAACTCACGGGGCGGTCAGCCTGTACCCCTTCGCGAACTCTCCTTGCTGGCGGCACTTGCAACGTCCATGCTGCCGTCCGTTGCAAGCGTTGGCTGGTATGTCCCAGCGTCGTTGGTTACTAACTTCATAGCGGTTAGACGTTCAGTCACCAATTCTTTGAACTTGCGTGCATGATATTTTTCAACAAGCACATATGGCGTGCCGCTCCCTGCGCGTCCTTCGAATTGGGAACCATCGAAACAGTTGTCTCTCACCATCTGAGGAGTAAGCACATGTCCGTTCGGCCAAACAAACCAGCACGGAATGAGAAGATGCTCTTGTAGAGCTTCACATGTTTCCAATGCCTTCAATTCAATCGCAAAGCGTTGACCGCTATCAGCTTTGACATCAAGCAAAACGATCATTTGAAACCAGGCAAACTGTTTGGAAGCAATTACATCTGGAAGCCATCGCAATAAAGTAGGGCTACCATCTAAGTTTATATATCGTTTTAATGCGTCGCGAATACTGTCAGGCAGAAGAGCTTGTCCAAAAGGTTCGGCATTCCACCCATTATCGCGTAGACCACTAAGGACTGTGGTTTCTGCGGACCTTGCTTGCGCCAACCGGGCTGCGAAACTCATTGTTGCAGCCTTTCGTGAATGGCAGCGACGTGCCCTTCGTTTATTTCAAATGCTTGCCATGAACGATGTAACTCATTTGCAGCAACTATTGTTGTTCCTCCTCCAGCAAAAAAATCGACTACTACGCCAAGTTCCGATGTTAGGCCGCCGATGAAATGTCGAGCGGTAGCGACTGCTTGTTGCCAGGGATGGACATCTTTTTCTTTTTTTACCAAAACCGTGTCACAGATAAACTTTTGTTTATCCGCTCGCTTGTTGCCCTTGATAAGCCAAATGAGTGGCTTAAAACCAGCGATGATCCCAAATTGCGTCATCCTAGCCATCGGGCCACCGTCATGGACGTGTGCGCCAATCCAGAAATAGGACAAATGCTGTGTCATCAAAGACAGCACGTCAGGAAGGATTAAATGGCCGCAATAACAGATCATGCTGCCGTTTGGTTTTAGTATCCGTGCAGCTTCTCTTGCGGCATCTCCGTACAATGGTATTGAACCCCGGTCATACGGTGGGTCTGTGAAAACAAGATCGATTGAGTCCGATGGAATGGTTTTGATAGATAATTCACGAAAATCACCAGCGTGCAGCGTTGATGGAAGTTTACTTTTGACTTCCAAAAACTTGGCTTTGCGCTGGTCATCCTTCCATTGAAGCAAATAGGCGCTGCTCGTTTTGATTTTTATCTGACCTGCAATGGCTTCCTTGCAAAATCTATCGATTTCGCTCGGTTTTAGAAGCTCAGTGAGTTTTTCGTTCTCAGCCGCCCGCTGGTATGGAATAGCGGCGGCTTTCAGGATGTACAACTTCGAGTTGATCCCGCTCAACTCCAACTTGTTCCGACTGGTGGAACAAGTTGTAGTTGTCTCCCCACTGTAGGAACAACCCTGCTGTTTGTCCAACGCCTTGCTACGCACCCCAATCTCGTAGTCAGCGCGTAGTCGAATGGCGGCAAGCAGCGTTTCCATCTCTCGATCTTTGCGTTGCTTATAGTAATGTCGTAGCGCTTCCGCTTGATCCCTAATGGGTTGCACTTCATCAAGGCGTGCAGCATCTTTCATCAATTGTACGGATTGGTCATATGCCAAGTCAGTACTGACGTCGCGCCTTGCAATAGTTGCAATGCTACGCATGCGCGCCCATCGTTGCCTGTATTTCCGCTTCCAGAGCAGAAACACGTTTATCCAACTCTTGATCTGTCCGGCGCAGCTCCTCGATGCGGCGCACGCCACGCTGGATGGTGCTGTGATCGCGGTTGTTGAAGTGGTGGCCGATCTGTGGCAGCGACATCGCGGTGAATTTTTTGGCATATTTTTTGGCGAGATACATCGCGACCTGGCGCGGGCGGATGAGATAGCCGGTGCGGCGCGCCGACAGGATGTCGATCTTCGATACAAAATATTCCTTGGCGACCAAGTCGATGATGGAACTGAGCGGCTCTGACTTTGCGGACGTTAGTTCCTCGACCTTGGCCTTCAGGCGTGCATTCTCGGCTTGCAGCTCGGCCATTTGCGCTTCCATCTGCGGGGTATTGGGATTGGATTTGGTGGTAACTCGGGCACGCAACATTGCGGACTTGAGAACATTCATCACACAGCTCACTGCTGGTGGACTACGGACTGACGTGTTGTTTGATGATCGTTACAGACGCGACGCAACGGACGCAACGCCACTTAGGCTTGCGTCGGGATGGAATTTTCGTCAGACTGGGATTTAGCGTGAAGTTGTGCGAGTAATGCGTAGTTCACATTATTTGAGCCTAGCCGCTCGGCCTCGGTTACGAGCGCCATCCAATGTTCGGCTGGGATCGACCCCCGCTTCTTCCACATACTCACGTTCGGTTCGGAAACGCCACAAGCTACGGCAACCTTTTTCGTGCCGCCGAGTTCGCGGATGATTTCTCGTATCTGCATTTCGCGGCTGGTATATTAACGCCACGTGAAGATGTCAAGTGTTAACGATTGGGCAAGAGATTGGAGCGTGGATAAGTGGCCCAATAGGGCGCATGAACCCGCCCTATCTCGCCATTGGGCTTCGATTGACCGTAGTTCGCGGTGCGCTCGGAATAAACCAAGCTGAACTCTGCCGGCGCATCAAGGTCGATCCGCCCCGCTGGAACCAATATGAACTCGGCCATAGACGCATTACCCTAGAGGTCGCGCTCAGGTTGCGGGCCGTTTTTGGCATAACCCTGGATTGGATTTATATAGGCGATCCATCCAGCCTCCCCGCGAAGCTACATCAGCAAATCCTGCTCGCCGGTTGATTATTTTCCGGCCTTATTCACAGCCTGTAAATATTTTTGGTTGACATATTCACGCGGCGTTAATAGAAGGGTTTACCGTAGGGAGCAACCCAAAATGGCAAGCGGGGTTTCCATGCGGCGGTTCCATTACATCCCTGAATGGGCGCAAGAGCGCGGCCTCAGGCAAGCGGACGTAGTGCGCGAGGTCAGTGCCGATAAAGGCACCGTGTCTCGTTGGTGGGACGGCATCATTCCAGGCGAGGATTACCTTCTTGCCTTAACACAACTTTTCAGGGCCGACGAACCTGCAGCTCTGTTCCGGCATCCGGACGATGAGCGGATGGTTCAATTACTGCGGGGACGAGGCCCAGAGGAGCGCAGACGCATCATAGCGACAATAGAAGCTGCCTTTCCACGCCCACTCAACACAATGACTTCGGACGAAATCAAAATACTTCGTATTCGCCTTGGCGAAACGCAAACCGCCTTTGCTGAACGGTTTGGAGTTGATCAGGCCACAGTATCGCGTTGGGAAAGCGGCATGCCGCCACGCGGCCCAGCTCAGATGCTCATGGCAAGCTTAGTTCAGGAGCCGCAATGAGCCGCCTGCTTCTCACCGATCCCGCGCCTGCCTCCAGTGTTGCGTCATCGCAATCTAGCCCCAGTGAGTTGGGGGTGGGCGCGGGGCCTTCCAGCAGCGAGCAGCCTACAGTGCGCAAACGGCTCAAGCTTTACGTGATCCAACGATACGAACGCGAGACGCAGCTATGGCGTGACATAGCCTACCCGCGCGCTCGCGATGCCTATCCGCGCTATGACGAACTACGTAACAAGGACGTCAACGGTTACTGGCGACTGATCGAGGTAATGGACGAGCACACATAAGGCCGTAAACAGGAGGGAAAGAAGATGGATGAAGCGACGAATACCACCGAAACCGAAACCATCGACAATACGAAGGAATGTTTGATTGCAGTGGAGCAGGCCCTCAATGGGTTCAAGCCCGTCCATCTGCGAACGGTTGATGATGACCACCCCATTATCAACTACGCCAACAACATGGCGCAGTCGTTCGAGGCGACCGGCGATGCGATCCTGGCTGAAGCGACAGAGAAGAAAACGCGCTTTTATGAGATCGCTGAGATACTTCGTAAATCGGCGCGCGAGCGCGCAGACGAAGTAAATCACTTTCTGGCGAACGTGCATGCCATGGGCGAGGACTTGGAAACGTCTTGGAAGAAATACGGCCAAGACCAGCAATGATGCGGACGATCGAAGCATTCTCGTTCCGCATCTGCCCCGCCAGTCATCAGCGGACACAAGCCCCCGTTGCGGCTGGCGGGGCTCCAACGGAGAGCACGCATGATATATTTCCTGCTCTCCGTCTTTGTCTGTAGTGGCGTCAACTACTGTCAGTGGTACGCAGCCGAGCAATTTGTTGCCGAGGCCGACTGTCAGCGTACTGGCAAGCTATACATCAGGGATGTCGAGGTCCTGGCGTATCGCTGCACCGTCCGCATCTACGACGCCGCGAAGGATAGGAATGAACACGCAACTCGCTATTGAGGAGATCGATGCCGCAGAGAAAGTGATCGATCAGACGTCCAAGAGCATGGATGTTCTGGTCGGTGAGATCGCGCGGCTGACCAAAGAAACAGAAAAGCTGCGCTGGGCCTGCAGCTATTTGCTGGCATCACTGGGCAGCATCGAGGTCACAGCCACCGCCTTGGAACTCGATGGCGTCGCCAATCACGCGCACCTCGCAATATGCAGGGCAGTAAAGATGTTGCAGGGAGTACAAACATGAGTAACGCAGTCGAAAAAATGCCGGTATCAGAGCAGCGTCCGCTCAGCCCGCTCGATATCCTCGACCGCGCCATGGAAAAGGGCGACTTGGCGCTGGTCGAGCAGGCCATGCGGATGTACGAGCGCTGGGAGGACCGGGAAGCGCGCAAGACGTTCAACCGCGCCATTACCCGTGCCAAGGCCGAGCTGCCCGCCCTAGTGAAGACGCGCACGGCGTCGTTCGGCACCGGCAAGACGGCGTATCGCTATGACGACCTCGCCGAGATCACGCGCGCCGTCGATCCGGTGCTTAGCCGGCACGGCCTGCACTACCGTTGGCGCACGATCAACCCGCCGGAGACCGCGGTTACCGTCACCTGCGTCGTGAGCCACGACGATGGCTACAGCGAGGAAAACTCGCTCTCGGGCATGCCGGATACCTCGGGCAGCAAAAACCCGATCCAGGCGATCGTGAGCACGGTCACCTATCTGCAACGGGCCACGCTCAAGGCCTCGCTTGGGCTGGCCGCCGGCCAGGACACCGATGCTCACAGCGAGAAAAAGACGGTGAGCGACGAACGCAAGATCGGCGAGAAGCAAATCAATGCATTACAGCAAAAGATCGTCGCCACCGGCACCGACATTGCTGCCTTTTGCAAGCACTTTGAGATCGGTGAAATTGCTTATTTGCCTGCTCGCCGCTTTTATGAGGCGATCGGCATGTTAACCCAGAAAGCAACGCAATGATGGACGCTGATTATCTCGCAGCACTAGATCAGGATAGCGACGAATGGCGGCTCGCCCGGTGCGGGTCGCTTGGCGCATCTGACGTCCACAAGGTGGTGGCCAAGATCAAGAACGGCTGGGCGTCGAGCCGGGACGACATCAAGGCCGACCTCGGCTGTGAGATCATGACCGGTGAGCCGGCGGAGACATATCAGTCCCAGGAAATGCTGATCGGCAAGCAGCGCGAGCCGATCGCGCGCGCTGCCTACGCCTACGAACACAACGAGGTCCAGCGCGTCGGCATGATCATCCACCCGCGCATCAAGGGCACACATGCAAGTCCAGATGGATTTATTATTGGCACGGATGGCGGCTTGGAGATCAAGTGTCCCAAGAAATCGACCCATTGGGCTACGCTCGGCGGCGCGCCGGTCGATAAACGCTACCGGCTGCAATGCCAATGGCAGATGGCGTGCAGCGGCAAGCAATGGGTACATTTGGTTTCATTCCATCCGGCGTTCCCGGTCGAGATGCAGCTGCACTGCACACGCATCGAGCGCGACGACAAGCTGATCGCGGAACTTGAGCAACAGGTCGAGGAATTCCTGCACGAGCTGGCGCAGGAGATCGCCGCGCGGCGTTCGCGCTACATGCGGGAAGCAGCATGAAGGCCGTCCGCTATCGCTGGACAAGCGGAGCCTGGAAGCCGTTGCCGGGTTTTATCGAGGACTGCGAGGGGGAATTTATCGAGGGGGAGGAGCGTTGGCTGGAAGCACAGCATGATCGCTCGATGCGATCACATAGCCACTATTTCGCGGCCTTAGCTGAGGCCTGGGCTAACCTACCAGAGGATTACCGGATACGTTTTCCGCATCCACATAATTTGCGTAAATGGTGCCTGATCGAAACGGATTGGTGTGTGGAAATGGAGCCGTTCGTTTTGATCACCGCAGGTGCGGCGTTACGCTTGGCGCATGAGTTGACCAAGCAGTACCCGGATGACCGCATTTATGTTGACCCGGCTGACACGCGCACCGTGCGCTGGAAACAAGCTATGTCCCAGTCGGTGAAAGCGATGGGCAGCAAGGCTTTTGAACGGAGCAAAGACGATGTGCTGAATAAGGCCGCGGATCTGATCGGCGTATCGGTCGATCAACTGCGCGAGAATGCAGGGAGAGCTGCGTGAGGTGGGCACATAATAAAAAGATCGCCGCCGGACAGCGATACGGTCGTCTAGTTACGCTGCGGCCAGCAATGTCAAGTGCTAAGGGGCACACAAGGTGGCTCTGCAAATGCGATTGCGGCAACGAGAGGAATATACACGTCTCCAATCTTTTATCTGGCCATACAAAGTCTTGCGGATGTTTCAGAAGCGAAACAAAGCGCACGCATGGCAACAGCGTTTCAAAAGAGTACCGCGCCTGGATCAATATGCGTACGCGATGCAATGATCCGAATGCTGCTGGTTTTGCGAATTATGGCGGACGCGGAATTAGAGTTTGCGAGCATTGGTCCGATTTCAACAATTTTCTTGCTGACATGGGGCCACGTCCATCGACCAGCCATTCCGTTGATCGGATCGATGTCAATGGGGACTACGAACCGCGCAATTGCAGATGGGCAAACCGCAAACAACAAAACAGGAATAGGCGACAGCATCATTACGTAGTCGTAAAAGGTCGCCGAATGTCTTTGGTAGAAGCCGTGGAAACTTGCGGCCTGAAATACAATACGGTTCTTTATCGACTGAAGCGCGGATGGACAATCTCCAAGGCCTTGCTGCCATGAGCAGGAAACTCCCAGAATGGTGTGGCAAAACCGATGACCAAGCAGCACCAGCTCGCGTTCGCCTTAGAATTTGGCAGCGATACGAAGGAAAATGCCAATGCGGCTGCGATCGAAAGATCACTGTTGGCGAAAAATGGGAACTCGATCATCGGATCGCACTCATTAACGGTGGCAAAAATATCGAAAGCAATCTCCAGCCATTGCTTACTGCCCACCATCGCAAAAAATCACGCGACGACGTCGCTATCAAGGGCTGGAACTACAAACGTCGGCTAGCCGCCGCCGGCATCAAGCGCAAACGCCGGCCGATGCCCGGTTCGCGCTCGAGTGCCTGGAAGATCACGTTTTCCCGAGGGGTCGTGCGCCGATGACGTTGCCGACCGCCTACAGCTTGGAGGACATCGCTGCCCGTATTGGCAAGACGCGCCGCTGGGTGCTTAACTACGTCCGGCGGCATCACATAGGTGGGAAGGCAGGGCGGGACCGGCGGTTTTCTGAAGCCGACGTCGCCCTGATCATAGGGGAGGTTACGACATGTCACTCAGGCTCTACCCGCCACGGGAAAAGCACCCGAGCTGGTACGTCAGAGGCACGTACCTCGGGATCGTCGTGGAGAGATCGGCTAAAACAGATAAACGACCGCTCGCCCAAAAAGTCCTCAAGCAAATCGAGCGGGAAATCGAAAGTGGTATCTTTTCCTCGCCCCGCGAGCAGACGTTCGGAGCCGCAGCCGTAGCGTATCTGGAGAGCAGCGATGGAGCCATGCGTCAGCGTTCATTGCTCACACGGGTCCTGGAACGCATCGGTGACAAACCCATCAGCGCGGTCGATCAATCCACAATCGATGCGGTTGCTACTGTTCTGCATCCACAGGCTACTGCTGCCACTAGGAACCGCCAAGTCTATACCCCCATCTGTGCTGTGTTACGTCACGCAGGCGCGACGATCCATCTACGACGCCCAAAGGGCTCTGCGGGCAAGCAGCAGACCGGATGGCTCTGGCCAGAACAAGCGCAAGCGCTATTCAAAGAAGCGACCGCGCTCGACGCGAGGTTCGGCGCGCTCCTCGTCGTCCTCTGCTACACGGGGCTGAGGCTTGGCGAGGCACTGGGGCTTGTCTGGAACGACGTCCGCTTATCGGAGGGGTTCGCCTACGTACCTGACACCAAGACCGGTCAGCCTAGAGGTGTGTATCTGCCGGCAATGGCCGTGGCTGCGGTTGGCAATCTGGAGGGGGACAAGGGAGGGCGCGTGTTTGGGTTCGCAAAAGGCGGGCATCTCTATTCGCTGCTGCATGCAGCTGCGAACAGGGCCGGTGTGGAGCTCCCCGAGCGAAGCGCCTTCCATCTCTTCCGGCACACCTACGCCACATGGATGCGGCGTTACGCGGGACTTGACACCCGGGGCCTGATCGGCACCGGAGCCTGGAAGGATCAGAAGTCAGCAGCTCGATATGCGCATGTCGTGGTGAGCGAGGAGGCTCGGCGGGCCGACATGCTGCCGGGAGCAGGACGAGAGAGTGCGTGAATATGACCGACCCGATACGGTTTATCGAAGACAAAGAGCTACGTAAAGTAGCGCATGAGCATGATCTAGACAGTTGGGAATGGGGCACTGAGCATCCACTGACCAAGTCGCTAATGATCGAGGGCGCGGCAATCGCAATCCAATCGCTGTTTCTCGAGAACACCAAAGCCGAGGTTTTCGTGAACCAGAATGGAGACATGACCCTGATAATAGGAAACATGCCGAGCATTAAACTCACCAAGAAACAGGAAGTTCCCGTAACCGATGATGCCCAGCGGGTTTTTGGCGCTGAAAAAAATCCTATCGTCAAGCAGTACGAAGCGAAGATCGACTATTACGTGGGTTGGTCGGAAAAATGAATATTGTGAAGGAACTGCGTGAATTACGTTTAGCACTGCAGCGCGGCGAGGAAAGGTGCTCTGGAAATCTCTTGCTGGGCGACACTTGGGTTTCTGAATTTTTCACTGAAGCCGCCATACGAGTTTGCGAAATAGAAATGGCCCTACTAGACAAGATGCCGCCCGGGAGAAAACTTGGAGCACGCAAAACGAAAGTGCGAAAACACCGATGAAGTGGTTCACGCTATGGCTATCCTCTCCATAGCGCAAGATGGGACCAACTCTTCCCACTACGAATGTAACCAACGTGTGACCGTGAAATGCCGTATCTGTCGGCTATTTCTCGTTGCGTCCCGTTGGCTTTGATGATCGCAATTGCCATAGCTTCAGTAATTTTGCGACGACCGTGTCGCTCGCCCCTAATATGAATACCGAGTACCTCCCGCGCATGTTTGTGATTGTCACGTCTGGAAACCCATTCCAGATTAGTCCAATGGTTGTTGTACTTGTTACCATCCTTATGGTTGATATCGCCCAGTCTTTGCGGATTTGGAATGAAGGCTTGTGCGACTAATCTATGAATGTACTTGTTCTTCCATTGATCGGCTCCGAGCGAAAGCCTAACCTGAAGATAACCGCATGAATGCGGTTGCGCTTTTCGCTCGCCAGCCGGTGCATATCGCTTATGGGGGCCAAACTGTCGCCAGCCACCGAGGAAACGGACCTTGCCGTCATCTGAGACTTCGTAATCAGGAAATCCGACAATTCTAGTCCACATTACAAGCCTGCCAATGCATCGCGTCCCTACTCGCCCCGGACCACCGCCCACCCCAGGTCCAGCCGCGATCCTCGAAGGCGCTGACGACGTTGGCAGGCCAGCTCTTGGTGCTACCCATCGGCATGGCATTGGCGTTGAGATCGAACGCGCAGCCATACGAATGCATCGACAAGGTATTGCCGTGTCGTTTGGAACGATACACCCAGGAGCCGCTAAAACGATGTAGGCCTATGGCTTCGATCGCCGGCTGCTTATTGGCGTAGGTGCCATATAGTGACCAAATCTGCTGCAGGATCGCATTCAGGCTATCGGCACACTTCGCGTGCATTAAAAAATGTTCCACCACATGACCATGATCGTCATCGATCATGGCCCACGGTGGTACTATAGCGATCAGCTGCTGATCGGCCCAATTGTAATCGGGCTCATCGCCAACACCGCGTGGATCACCGTAGAACCTGTCGGCATTGGATTGCGAAGGCCAGATGGGCATTCAAGTTCTCAATAAAAATGAACGACGACCGGCGTTGAGCCGGCGGTGACATTGATGCCGCCACCCGGGACAGCCCCGGCCGGGGCCGGCGTGCCGCAGGCGACTTGCACGATTGCTTTAATGGCGTCACTGATCATTTGGGCAGTCACCACAGCGATGTTGGTACCGCCCAAGATCCCGGCAAGCACTGCAAACACGCTATCTGCAGTCGGGATCAACTTGCCAACTGCCGAGCAGGCTTGCGCCACTCCGGTCTGCACTTGGTTGATGACGTTGGCGACCACTTGTTCGACGTTGGTGATCTGCTGCTGAGTGCAGCCGGCGACCAGCAGTGCGCTGGTCGACACCAATAATGCATCGCGTCTGTTCATTAGGTGCTCCATTGTTTCGCGTTCAGTTGCGCATCACCAATTATCTGCGCGAGATCCTTCGCTGGCATGGTTGATAGTGCCTGTTGCACCCAAGCAGCCATTGCCGGATGCTTGCTCATTTCGCTGAAGATGAACGGCAGGTATTGAACGGCAGAAGCCAAATCAGTAACCGGCGGCAGGTTCGCCGCTTGAGCTTGCACATCTTTGACGATCTGCGCGTAGTCGTCCTTCGGGAAGGCCGACATCTGCGTCGTCACCCAATCGCGCACGGTCGGATGCCGCGACGCCTCGGCCATGATCCATGGCAAATATTTGCCCAGCTGGGCAATGACGCTCCAGTCCATAATCAGCCTCTTATGGTTGGACTACTTTTATGACCCAGAAATCAGATGCGAGGTTCGGCGAGGAGATGTATTCCGGCGGCATCCAAAAATAGCCGCCACCACCGAAATTAGGATCGCCCCATTTGTTTGACCAACTATTTGCGATCGCGAAGTAGTTGTGGCTGTTCCATCCGATTGCCGCCACACAATGTCCACCGAGGTCCCCACCCTGCGGCATCGACATCATGCCGGTGCGTGATGTCGTATTCCCCTCGAAATTGCTGTAGACCGTAAACCCGAACACGACAGCATAACCTTGCAAGATTGCCGACTTGATCGAATAAAGGTCTTGTGGCACCGCCTCATACGCAATCGCCTTATGCGGTGCGGCTGCGGTATAGGCCTCGGGCGAGGGCTTCGGTGCCCAACCTTTGTCGTAAGGCCATAAGGCCTCATCGCATGCGCCCCAACTTGCAATTGCCTTGATGGCATCGCGCACGGTCGCGCCGCTGTCGATCGCGGTGGTACTCATCAACGCGCGCGAGTTCCAATATTGGAACTGCCTGCTCGGCATGAACGTCGGCAGGCCGAGCTTCTTGCGATCCATCCAGTAGGCGCGCAAGCTGCCGTGCGCGGTGCAGCTTCCCTCGCGACCCTGGTTCCAAATCGGCGGCGACTGCTTGAGCAGATCGAAATGCGCTGGCAGATCGAGCCCAAACTCTACGGCAAACGGGCGATCGCGCGCATCCGGGTGCTGCCGTATCCAACCGTACTTTTCAATCTTGCGAGGTTCAGCCATCTATCTCACCAATGGTCCTGCCTTGGGTGCGGAATAGGCCGACAGCACCGCGTTGATCGCGGCGACAGCGGTGTTCATGATGCCGGTTATGAGCGCTGCAGTATGAGCACCAACGATATCACTCCACCAAGCTGCACCAGCAACGACGGATAGCACTAGCGCAATAATGTTAAAAACAAATGTCGCTTTGGGATCGATGCTCATTGCTCATTCCTTCATCGTCTTCCAAAACAAATCCACGTCCATGAACGGATTGAGGATCAACAACAGATCGGAAGGCGTAATACGGTTCTTGATGCCGACGAGCTTATAGGGAAACAGGCCACCTCGTTCACAAGCTTTAGCCACCAGTTCGCTGCAGAACCAAGCGTCGTCCGTGTCCCAGTCGCGGTCATCGAACCGATCGCTGAGAAAATAACGTATCCTGACCGCCTCGCGATCGAACGGCTTGCCGATTTGTTCAATCATGAACGCACGGATTGCCGGCGCAGTCATTGTCTGGATTACACAGCGCGCCCTGCGCTTGAACACCATGTAATTGTCTGGCCTTACGGCGACGCCTCGAGGATTACCTTGGACTACAGGGCTCTTCGGACTATCGCTGGAACCGAGCAGGTCGCCATTATCGAGGACAAGGTCAACATGGCTGAAGGGCGAATGCGTCAGCCGCCGTATCCATTTCGAGGAGCGTTCCATCGAAGTGCTGAATTGAAAAACAAGGTTCATCATCCCGTTGACACCGGCTTGAGAATATCCCTGCACGAAGAATATTCTCCGATCGGCGAATAGGTCACACCCATCTCAACATACCCGCGCGATTGGATTGCAGCTTTGCGCTTGAGCGCCCAGGCCTTGCCATCACCGAAGGCAACATAGCGGATCGGTAACAGCGGCTTGTTGGCGGCGCGGCGCAGCTGTTCCATGCCGTCACAGGTGCCGGCTCCTTTTTCGACGACACAGGCGACGACCGCGGGGTGAGCGAGATAAGCGCTCGCGTCACCCTCGACCAAGAGAGCGTTCTTGGCGATTACAAGCAGGCCGGCCTCAGCGACGTAGTTGACCGCATCGATCACATAGCGCGAGTGATACGCATCAGGATTATCGAGTTCAATCTTGTTGATGCCGCGTTCCTTACAGCGTTTGATCTGGAAGTCGAGGTTACGTTCCCAACCGGGCCCATTGGGATCGATCTGCCCCTCGTCGTACTCTTCGGCGACGTCCGACGAATGCAGATAAGGACCATAAAATGCACGTTCCTCATGCGAGGCCTCGGCGTATTTTTCATAGAAGAGGTTGCCATACTGCCAGACATCTTCGCCGATAACCGGCTTGTGCTCGGTGTCGTAGCTGACTTCGGTGACGTAGCCGTCCTCGCCTTCTATATTATCAATGCCAATCAGGTAGCGCAGTGGTCCCACGCTTAGGCGAACTCCCAGTCCACCGTGGCCTTCCCAGGGACACCGAGCTGGCGGGCCAGGGCCGGGGTGAGATCAATGCCAGCATGATTGCCGTGCTCGCTTTCGGCCTGGGGGCGCGCGTCGTTCTGCCAATAGGGGTCGTCGGTATGGTGTGGCCCCACGTCCACGATATCGGCCACGACGGCTCGCTTCCCGTGATGGACACGCACCCGGGGCCGGGGATGCTGGGAGAAATGGTAGGGCAGTGCCACGCCGGGGCGCGTCCACCATTTCCCACGGACGTCCGGGTAGGCTGCGGACTGCTCATCCCCAGGTCCACCGAAGACGGTGGCTGTAATGCCTGTCTGCCGCCCTGGCGAGTCCGCTGATGCGATTTGCGGAGAGGGGGCTGGTGGATGCCCGAACGGCACGAACACGCCTATGTCGTCCACCCGGGCGCGGTTCAGGTCCACGTCTACGCCCAAGAGGGTCGTATCGCACTTGTACTGCCACAGCTCATAGGCCCCGTTGGCCAGTGCCGCCCGCGTACCCCGGAAGCCCGTCGAGCAGGTAATCCAGCGCAGATCGATCAGGCCCTTGCCGAGCAGCTCGGCATTGACCGCCCCGCTGCCGTAGCAGCCGACGCGGAGCTTGCCACCGATCGTCTTGCGCACCGCCTCGAAGAACGAGCAGATGCGGCCCATCTGGGCCTCGGATGCATCTTCGTCCACAGCAAAGTAGACTGCGCTACCTGTGGGTTGGCCATAAACCTGCATGCGGTTGAGCGCATAAGCGCCATCGAGCTCGCCACTCTGGTAGCCGCCGGGATCGGCCGAGGCCTCGTACACCACGCCGAGATACATGCCATGCTCGCCGATCGCCTGCGCCTCATCGGGCTGCAGGCGCTTCCAAGCACCGCCGGGAGGTCGGCACTCATAGCGGATCGTAGTGACGACGCCCGCTTTTTGCAGGGCGGTCACCTTGCTCTTGATGTTTGTGGGTGTGTCGATGATCATGTCAGAAACACGGAATGTAGAAGGGATTGCCGGCACTGTCTTTCACGGTGAGCCATTTCTGTACGGTTGTTCTGCTGCCAGTCGGACCGATGCTGGTGAGCGCGGTTGCGACTGCGCCGTTGGCCGAGAAATTAGCAGTATTGGTAAACTGCACGTTGCCGGTATGCAGGAAGCGCGCGACCTCTTGCGACGCTACTGTATTTCCTCCTGCCACTACGACAACGTCGTGACTGCCGCCGCTCGCCACGGTACTGTCAGACATCAGCGTGAGCGGGTTGCTGGCACTGCCTAGCAATGAGTCCATATTCTGCGGGACTTGCGTTATCTGGAACGGGTCCTGCTCAATCGTTGTGCCGCTATAGAGTGTCCCGGCAGTGCCCGCGAGGCGAGAGGTGTTATCGGTGCCTGAGCCAACGGTAATGTAGCCAGCGCCGGGATATACACCTGTGACCATGTAGAGCACATCTCCGCTGCCATTATTAAGCTTGATCTGACAACCGGCGAATATCAGACGCATTAGTTCTTGGTTACAGTTCACCACCCACGAGCCGCCCTTGTAGTTCCAAGACAAGTTGGGCACGTTGGTCGTTGTAAGCTGCTGGCCGTAGGTATAGAACTTGTGGCGCGATATTATCTCTGTTGCCCCCGGGTTTACAGTTCCATCCCAATTCGCCTGCGAATAGATCTGGCCGCCCCACATAATCGGGTAGGGCACGTTGTAGGTCACACCACCTTTACCGCCGCCAGAACCAGTCGGAACGATTGCCGGCAAGGTGCCAGAAAGCAGACTGCCGGTAAACGGCAGCAGGAATGGCCTAGCCCAGGGCGCGGGCCGCACGCCCCAGAACGGACTGCGGCCCCAGCCCAGCAAGAAGCTAACGCCGCCATCGGGATAGCCCGGCGCTCCATTTTGATAAGGTAGAGCGTAAAGCGGCGGCACATCCCATTCACCTGCGCCCAAGTAGGGCGAGCTGATCGCGTTCATTGAGCCCGAGTTCGTATAGCCAGGCTGACCGGTTGTCACTCGCACACACACCGGCCCAGCCGTACTATTCCCGCGGAAGGTAAGGCGATAGGCGACGTTTTGGACATCAATAATAATAGGGTCGTTTCCCTGGAGCTGGTCTTGTGACCATGTGCTGTTGACAATCTCTAAATTGCCGCTGCCTAAAGTAATGTTAAACGTCGGGAACGACTTGGCGATGTAATAAAACGAATTCAAGTTTGGATCAGATGTATTCACAGGCGCATAGCTGAGACCGGAAATATCACCATCGCAGAACATGCCATCAATGCGTGAGGGCACGGTCTGGCCGAAACTTTCATAAAGCGTAAGCAGTGTCATGGGGCGAAAGTTGTTCTCGATATGAATACCGCGAATATTAAATCCGACGCCTAGGAATGTAGTGCCCAGTTCGACCGAATAGAGCGTTGTGCAGGCTTGTATCTCAGTGCCGAAGTCGCTGGAGGTCAGTACATTTTGGTCGAAGAAGTAGAATGCGAACGCATACGTGGTCTGGAATGACGCAACGCCTGTGGCAGGATTGAACGCTGTCATATTCAGCGGAACGATGCCGTAATGAGCTGTTACAAGGGCAAAAGCATTATAAACACCGAGCGTTATCCGCTGGTTTTTGTTGAAGGCATCTACACTCGCGTCTAGGTGAATTGTAGTCGAGAAACTGACCTGGCCGGCAATACCGCCGCCACCGCTGAATGTTGGAGCCGTGGTACCACTGATTGTCCAGGCGTCTCCCTTCGTGTCTGACTGTGACCAATTGCCGCCAAATATTTGAACAGGGCACGCATTGGTCCCAGTCGGAATTCCTGTCCAGACCCCATTAGTGCATTGGAACATGCTGCAATCATCAAATGTGTGGATGAAGTTCTGCGACTTTGAGATATTCACGCAAATACCGCAGTTTACGAAATAACATCTCCTAAAATGATTGTTGTCGCCCAACCCATCAACGTTAAAGCCATCCAAAATGCCAACGTAAAAATTATCAACCTCGCACATATCGAACATGGCTCGGGACGATCCGCCCGATCCACCAGCTATGGCAATGCCAGCCCCAGTGTTCGGCTGAGTAATGCGATAATCATTCCAGCTGCTAGAACTCGGCCCCTCGATCTGAAGCGAGGATACGAGCGACCCTTGCTGAGATCCAACTATCAATGCTGGCGTATTATTGAATGTGGGACGAATTATCGTGCCATAGATGCAGCCGCCACCGCCACCCTGCCCGAGCTCGCCGACCAAGGTAGGTGCCCAGGAAATAATGCTCACGGTGGCGACCGATGGCAGCCACCAGACTGGCACGTTCGTCCAGCCGGTAGGCGCGTGCTGAAATCCGCTCCAACCATAGATCAGATTGTTACCCGGATTGCTGTTTGAGTTCGAGGTCCAGTACTTGTTGTAGAATTCGACCATGTCCCCGGTGTTATAATTTGTGCCCGCAATGACCTTCGGTGGCAGCGTCGGTGGGTTATTGAGGTTGGCGTTAAGCTGGCTCGTCCATTGAATGCCATTGTATTTGACGATCTGCCCCGATGAATATGTCGTTCCACCGGCCCACGCTGCGGCACTGCCGCGCAAATTGCCGGGAGGATCGAGGTAGACCGGCAATGTCCATTTGTATTTGCCGTGCGGCGCAAAGATAGTGCGTGGTCCCCCAGCATTGTAAGCAGCATCGATCGCCGCCTGAAATGCTGCGGAGCTGTCGGCAACGCCGGTCGGATCAGCGCCGTAGGTCATAACATTGACATAAGGAAAAGTACCGCCGCCACCGCCGATCAGCGCGCCAATGGCTGATACCGTAGTAAGACCGAGCTGCGTCGATGGGGGATTGGTAATCAGAACGTCGCTGCCCAGAGCTGGCGTGAGTGTTGGCAGTCCTGCAGCCAAGCCTTGACTGACTTGCTGGGTCAATTGCGCCACGTTGACAGCAACAGTCCAAACGCCACTCTGCTTTGTGACTGAAACTGGTCCCGAGCCGGTCACAGTCGCCGGGAATGGGAACTGTGCATTCACCCGAATGTTGGTCGGAACGGCCATTAGTTCGTCACTCCACCTTGAATGATCGGTAGGCTAGCAAGGAATATTTGCCGTGTGTTTTGACTATCGGTCATTGTCATCGCGGCGCGATAGGTACCATTGCCGTTAATTTGCTTCATTTGGCTTTCGAGGATCGTGATCTGAATGACGCCTAGGTCCACGATGAGAATGCCGGTGCCGAGCGCGGCACTGATCAATGGCCCGACATCTGTCTGTATTCCGAAGTCATACCATGTCACGTAACCAACACCGGGCTCATTGGGATGCGGCCTGCGTATCTCGAATTGGAAGGTGTTGCCGATCTGGCAAATCAATATGCCGGTCGAGCTGGCATAACTGATGACGTATCCGATCATGCTGCTGCCACTGACGCCTGCATCCGAGATCGTGACTGGCGATGCTGGCAAAATGCCTAAGCCCGACGGCACCACCAGTGAAATGGCAGTGAGAGCATTGCCGATTGGATAGAATGGTATCGTCAGCGTGCTCGATGAAGTCGTAGCAATTCCGCTAGCACTTACGTTCCAATTCGAGCCGGTGAAGCTTGCCATACTGGGCAGTATGATACCTGCGATGTTGAATGGTGCTCCGGTGTCGTCGTCAAAAATGCCGATCGTTGCTACGAAGTCCTCTCTGTTGGTGAATATGTTGAACGTCGCTGGATAGATGAACATCAGAGCTTGACGTACCAAGTGCCGAGCATGAACGGGGCCATGGTGTTGTGCGACGTGCCGCTGCCGAACGAATTGCCGGTGAAGGTTGCGCTCGGGGCAGTACTGCCGGTGACCGTAGCGCCGAGCGCACCGTAGTTGGTCGCCGCACCCAATCCGCCGCCGCTGAGATAGCCGCTAAATGACGAGAGCACCGGCAGGGTATGGGTATGTCCGGCGACAGCGACTGCGCCGGAGGGCGTGACCACCGGCAGTTCGGCCTGCGTCAGCACATGATTGGCCTCGCCACCAGTGGCATTGGGTGTGGTGGCGACGTCACCACCGCCAGATGTCACATTGGTGTTCTGGATACGATTGGCAGCGGTATTGCCCATGTCGTCCAGGCCCATGGGCCCGCGCCCGCGAAAATCGGGCAGCGTTATTGTCTTATTGGCGTTGAAGTCGGCTAACCCGCTCGCGCCGCGGCCCCCGGATACCGGGCAATGGGCGTTCGGACAGATGCCCCAAAGATACACAAAGAGATTTTGTGTGTCAGCGTTGGCCCTACCGCTTGCGCCCGAGGACCCGGAGCCTATGGTGAGCCCATTGAGCCTCACCCAACCCGTGAGGACCTCGCCACTGGCACGAAATTTGATATCGCCGGTCGATGCGATCGACGTCGGGTCAACACCGCCGCCTCCGCCACCGCCTCCGCCAGAAGAAGGACCGAGCACTTGAACCGCCGGATAGTCATAAACGACCACCCCACTGGCGTCAGTGAGCCGCAAATGCACCGAGCCGTCAGCCAGATAAAAGAACGGCAAACGGCCGGTTTGATCGCAGACCATCGGGTTTGGAAGCGCCACCGTGAGCCCGAAATCAGTGTAGGCATTCTGCGGCGTTGCTACCGTGCCGCCCTGAAAGACATAAAGCAGGCACCCGGCAAGAGGCCGACCGTTGATGTCCACGCTTTGCTGGCCCGATGGCGGCACGCTGCCGGCGGCGTGAACCGAACCGGCCCATAGCGCGACCAATAGGGGGAGGATGCACATGCGTGCGCAGTTAGTTTTCATGCTGTTCTGGTTTGTCCGCGACGTAGTCGTGCTGTTGATGGTTCTAGGGTCGCTTTTGGGCGACCTGTTCCTGTACCTTGCGGCGCGCTTCCACTGGATCAAGCCCCGCTGTGCCAGCAAGGTTGCGCGTGGAAATATTTAGGTTAGTCAGCGTCTGCGGCGTGGGCGTATGAACATAGGCATGCCACGCCCTGACCCAGCGAGCAGTCGAGGCCGCAGTTGCCGGCGCTGACAACATCTTCGGGATACGACTAATTCCTGCCCAAGCCGCAAGCGCGGCAAGGCCCTCAAACGAGGTCGCATGCTGGAGCAAGGTGCCGGGATGTTCGAGTAACTGCTCTGCGGCACCAAATCCTAATGCGCCAGCTCCCCCATGCTTGAGGCCCTCTATGACCGGTGACGTGTGCCCCGCAGCGATCTGCCTACGGAACTGTGCGCTCGTTTCGGCGACGTCATTTAGAAACGGAATAACTGCACGCTTGCCAGCACTCCCGAACAGGATGTTCTTGCCCTCGTCTGAGAGTGCGCGATAGTCGTCAACAAACTTTGCGGGATTAAACTTGCCTTGCGCGTCACGTCCGAGATTGTTAACGATATTGCTGGTGATCTCGCCCCATCTTTCACCTGCAGCGCGCCGTGCAAGCTTGAGTGTGTCAAGATCGGCGCCCTCAGTGCTTGCCATGCGACGCAACTGCTCGGGAACATTGTGCCCAACGATACCTTCGAGTTTCTGTTGTGCTTGCGCAGCCTCTTTCTTTAAGGCCTCGACCTCCGCGCCGACCTCTGACGTCCGCCGCCACTGCGGTGGAATTGGCCTTCCGGCTTCCCGTAACCGTTGCTCCGCTCGCGCCTGTGCTGTGCTCGGTGTCGTTACTGGCTCGTCGGCAGTCGCCCAGGCCTCTTTAATTTGCCCGGGCACTGTTTGCTCGAAGGCCTGTTTTCGACTTTCCTCAAAAGCCCTTGTTGCTTCCTGTCGCGTGGCTGGCGCTCCACCGCCCAGCGTAGATGCTGCTTCTGTAGCGGCCCTTTCGACTTGCTGCGGGGCTTCACCAATCTTGCGAGTAAGTGCCCCACCTCCGGGGAATTTTTCCGCGAGCCATGTAATAAAGCGTGGAATGCGACCCCGCAGGGCGAGCGGAATTTGTGCGCCGATACGCTCTGCCGCAGTTGATCCTACAAGAACAGGCCCCGCGCCCATGCCTTGCACTAAGGCTCGAGCGCTTGCTTGCCCATAAGGTTCGTCCGTTTCCGATGTTCTTGCAAATACCTTGGGCTTGCCGTCAGCAGGATCAGTCAGAACGATATGCTTGTTCTGATCTGTTAGAACCGGAGCACCAGACTGGTCAACATAATTGACGTTACCATCCTCATCGACAGTCGCATTGCCGAGCAAATTTTTAGCATGGGCGTCGATGTTTGAGGTCGTGGCCTGCTTGGCAGCATCCAGAATATTCTCGTTCTCAATTAACTGACGATCCCAATATGCGCCTTGCCAAGGATAGACTGTAGACGGCTCGGTTTGTTGTGGCAAAGCATATGGATCGTAATCTACCAGATCACCCACTGGCACTTTTGGCGGCGCTGCTCCGGGTGTAACAGTGATGTGCGTCGGTGCTCGCGGTTGAGGTAGAGCGTAGGGATCGTAATCTACCAGATCACCGTTGCTCATTCTTCACTCGTATACGGACGCTTGTACGGATGTGCGTATGGTTCGCCCTTACCGCTGCGCGGATAAACAAATACTTGGCCCGTATTCCGATTATACTGGTGCCTGCGCCACGGACCAACAATATCATTCCTTTCGTCATCATTGAATTGCTGCTGGACCTTCATCCAATTTTCCGGCATTGTATTACCAGCGGTGTAGGCCAATTTCATCTTTCGCATTTCGGCCTGCCGCATCAAATCGATGAGCATCAACGTGCCTTGTGGCGAGCCCTTCATGTCAGGGTTGGACGACAGGAAAGAGGTGAACTCCCTTTCCGACCTTGCCAATGTTCCTTCGCGGCCCATTAGGGCTACTAATCTTTGATTTAGTTTCTGCACCAAATCCACCGCGCCTACGCGCGCGGGATCGAAAGGTGGATTTCCCGGGAACAAAGAGTTTGCGAGCGACTGTATCCTCTGAATTACCGGCGCAGCCTCACCCCACTTGGCCCCTCTACGAACCGCTTCCTTGACCGCATCTTCGATATTGTCAAGCACGTCAATCCTGCCTTTTGGATCGGTCTTTGGATCAAGGCCGACGTTCATAACGGCGTTTTGCTGGGCGGCTATTCCTTTCAGATGTTCTGCTAGCGCTGCTTTATGGGCCTCATATGCCGGAACGTCATTGCCAAAGCCGAGGCGCTGTGCTTCCCGCGCTGTCTCCGAGTGGCTCATTTGCTGTAGCGCGAATTGCTGAAACGCATTGGCGCTGGACATGTTCTGCTGCGCTTCGCGGGCTAATTGCGCCGCTCGACCGGCTCCGACACCCCCAGGAACCAACGCTAGTCTTTCGGCCTGTCGCTGGAGTATTTCGGCCCGCTTTCGGAAAATGCCCGAGATCTCCATTGCGCGCTGTGGGCTAATTTCCGCTGGTGGCGTTGTCGGTCGTCCTCCCGCACCGACCTCGGCCGGCGTGGCCTGCGCATAGGCCTGCATGGGCGATGGTCGGGTAATGATGTTGTTCACCCCAACACCGGCTGGATTGTTGACAGCCGGCCCGCCGACCATGGCCACGGGAGCTGCTCGCGGTTGAACGCCGGTCGCCGGCATAGCGACCTCAGCTGCACCGGGCGAGGTTACTGGCGCGGGAGCGCCGGCCGTGGCCTGCTGCTCGGGCGGCGCAATCCTAGCCTCGGCAGCAGTCTGCGGCCCGCCCGCAGTCTCGCCCTCCATCGCGGCCGGCGTAGCAATTGGCGAGGCCGTGGCCTGCCGACCTCGCATGATATTGAGCAACCGCATCGAGGCTTCCTCGACTTGGTCGGGGTTCAGTTTCGTCTGAGCAGGATCGATCTTGGCTTGATCGGTCGACATTTCTTGCGCAACCTGGGCCGCAGCCCTGGTCGCATCACGCCCACCGAACTCTGGTCCCGCGTAGGCCTTAGCAAGTGAGGCCACGGTGGTAACTGCCTGTCCCGGCGCAGGCTGCGCCCGTGCGGCAGGCCCAGGCGCAGCGACGGCGGCGGACCCTCCTGCCTCGGGCGGTACGGCTGGCAGTGTTTCACCGCCTTGTGCTCCACCAGCACCGCCCCAGAGGTACGGCATCAGGCCTTGTGCCGTCGGTGCACCGCCCTGCATCATCCTCCGCATAATGGCTCGGTAGGCGGCATTTGGATTGCTTGTCGGATCGATCGGCTGACCGTTCTCGTCGGTCAGCGGTGCTTGCTGCGTGAGCTTGTAGCGTTCCTGCGCGCCTGCGTAGTAAGCCGCCGGCAGATCGCCGATGCCAGACTGCAGCATCTGCGAGATATTAGGTGCGCCGAAGTTTGTCGGCGCTTGGATATTCATAAATTGTGAAGGCCCGAACGGCACAGGCATGTCTAGCGACCTATCGGATAGGCTGAATTATTAGGAATGAAATTGCCCGGATACTGCTGCATCAAATAAAAACGCATCAAATAGTTGTCCAAATCATTGGATGGCATCATCGGAGCCGGTGACATCGCGCCTTGCGGAAGCGGTGGCGTCGGGCTCGGGGGCAATGGAGCAGTCGGTCCTGGCCAGCCAGCAGTGCCGGAAGGCACCGGAGGATTAGGTGGCATGAATGATTGCGGCGATGTGCCGGTGAGCGCCGATTGTCCCGCCTCGGTGTACGGCGTTAATGCCGAGACGTTGATCGGCGCCTTCGGTTGCTGGGGTTTTGCTTGTTTGCTCGTGCCACCATAATCAAGCAATCGGGCCCAATCGATCGATGATCCCCAAGGACCGGAGGGAGCAGAAATCATGATGGAAACATTCCTCGGATCCCCGGGATCAATCCCTGACTACCAAACAACCCACCGCTGCCGGCAATGCCTTTAAGGCCACCCAATGCCGCGCCCCAAATATTTGCGCCGGCCTGATAAGGTGCGAGCGCAGCCTGCATCGCGGCATTGCCGATGTTGGCCTCCGTGCCGTAGGCGGCACCGCCAAGCGCCTGCTGAATGTTGGCGAGGTTGTTGCCCAGATTGCTATAAAGCCCGCCGATACCTTGCGCAGCTTGCCCAGCCATGCCGCCGAGTTGGTTCAAATTGCCGAGATACTGGTTCCAACCACCCGCCGCCGTTTGCTGTCCGAGGTTCTGCAGCGCAGCCAGCGTTGCGCCCGATATGGGTGCACCACTTCCGCCTCCAGCAGGCCCACCGCCGGCTCCTCCGCCTGCCGCCGCAGCACCGCGCATGGCATTGCGGCTACCGATATCCAATATCGATTGCGTCTGCGGGTTCATCCAGAAGCCCTGCGTAGCTAGCGCGTTGCCTTGCGGTCCGCCCAGACCAAGTGCGTTGCTGTACTGCCCCAGCGCAGGGAACGCCGTACCAAAGATGTTTTGCGACGGCTCAAGGCCTTTCCCGTACTGCCTCTGCAGAACGTCAGAAGCCTGCTGCGAGTAATCTTTGTATTGCTGTAGCCCTTGGGTGTAATAGTTCTGTGCCTGCGTAAACGCATTTTGTGCCGGCTCGGTCGAGAACGGCGCAAACAGATTGTCGAAGAAGCCCATCAGACAAGCCTTATCTGCACGGCATTGCCATTGCGGTAGAGGCCACCGATCGGCACACCGGCCTTGGCGGCGGCAGTGTCATTGGTAGCGTTGAGAAGCGGCCCGATCAACGAAAGCGACAGCGCAAACATGTGCTGATAGAAGATTTGCGTCGGCGTGCCATCCTCTTTGATCCACTGCAAATTTGACTGTGGCAGCGGGTTCTGCTTCTGCGGAACTGCCATCAAGTCCCCACATAGCGTGGATCATTGGCCTGCGTGGCCCCGAGAAATCCGACATAGACGGGATCGGTGACATCGACGCGCCAGCGCGCGCCCTGCACGCCGGTCAGGCCCATATTTTTGACCGAGGCGCGCACGCGCAGCGATCGTGCTTGGCGGCCAAGCTGCCGCACCAATGGATTGCCCCAACTAACACCACCATCTTTCGACATGGAAATCGCACATACAGGCTGCACTGCGGTTGGCGGCGGGGTTACGTTGGATACGACGCCTCCTGACACATAGGCATGCACGAAAGGCACGCCTTGCAGTTCAACGTGCATCCCATCTATCACCGTGATGATGTGAGTGCCGTTTGCCTCGGTTGTGCCGACGATGCCGGTTACCGTAACGACGTCATTCTGATTGGCCTGTGACGTCGTATTGACCGTTAATCTGACAACACCACCCGTCCCGGACACTGCATTGGACACAAACATGAAAAAGCGATCGACAACGACGCCAACGCCCATGTCGAAATCGAAATCCGCCCGTGCGACCCTAGTTTGGTTGGGAAAATCGCGAGCTGGTCCACTCTCAATCCTAAAAAGCAGCGGCGCACCTAGCTCGGTGTAATTCTGATCATCAATGTATAAGATATTGCCAGTCAAGGTATCACCAACCAGCCATTGCTTTGTGAACCCAATTGCCGGACCAGGATGACCGCCTGTCGCTCGCCAACGTCCCCATAACCCGTTTGCCTGCAGGCTCCAGCGCTCATTCCATTTCTTCGAACTGAGATTAAATTCCCAAGTCCAATCAGGTGAGCTGATCGCCCAGAATTTCTTGCCAGCAAAAACATAAGCTGAGGCCTCAAGAGTATGGCCCAGGCTGACCTCGGCCTCGATTGCACGGTCGAGATCGGGTGGTGACACTTTGATCGGTGACGGTGTTGCCCCGGGCGAGCACCAATACACACCGAAATCTTGCGCCACCCAAAGCAGCTCGGAAAACCCGGTTTCCCAACCAGCGATGGCATTGGGCTGGATGAGGCCGAACTCGATCGGCAGCAATCTTGAAAACGGAAAGCCCGGATAAGGCTGCGCGGTATCCTGCCATATCTCACAGTTGCCGGTTGTGAACAGCCACAGCAGCCCAGAGAACGCAACACCGCGTATCAATTGCACATCGGCCTTGGACACGACGTAAATGAACGTCAGTGCGTTCATCGTCAGCGCGTTGATGTTGGTCGCAAATACGCGCCCATCGCCGATCGTGAAGAAAAAATATCCATCGAGGAAACAAACACTATTCGGTTGCGGCAGCGCCCCCAGACCGTTGTAGGCCAAAGGCACACCAGTGAACGTGATGCCGGCGGTGCCTGAACCGCCGACCAACTGTCCGCTCGAGGGGCTGAACGTAATAGTTTCATTGCCGGTGCCGGTAACGAGCGAACTGAGAAACGTCGCATTGCCGAGCGCACCAGGCTGCGAAATAACGAGCACACCGGCAGATGGATTGGTCGCCGTGATACCGTTTGCGGCTAGCGTTGTGTTGGCGTTGATGGCAGTGAACAACGCAGTGGCAACCGTCGTCGGGCTTTCCCCGCCACCGTTGGTATGCGTGATCGTGACCGGTAGACCAAACACACCGATGTTGTTGATGATGATCGAAAGCGTATCACCACTGGTGTAAGTCGTACCAGCAAGGGTTACTGTATTCGTCGCGCTGGCAAGCGCCGCTGTATTCAAAATGTAAGCGCCATTGTCGAGGTCCACCGCGATGACATCTGGAAGTGTTGCTTGATTGCGCGCGATGGAAATCTTTTTGGTGCCTGGAAAAGCCCCCAGGCTCACATAGTTGCCGCTTGCATCAACGGTCGAGGCATTACTGGACCATGCTTCATAAGCAAGATTGACGACGGTCAGGCCGCCTCGATAACCGGTCTGTCCTGTTGGTGCGAGATTGAATTGCGACAATCCCGGTTGCCGCCGCCAGACTTGAACTGCCGGACCAGTCGGATGACTACCCTCGCCCAACGGCTCGGCTGCACAATTGATCAACCGGCCCGAACTTTCCTGTGTATTTGCTCCCGGGAAACTCGACACCGGAAACGGAATTGCAGTCGGACGATTGACTGGCATCTTAAAAATAGTCCACGCGCAATATTTCGCCGGTCGGACGACCGCGCCGCATGGCACGGATCGACTTAGCCGCCGCGCCAAAACCGACATCGAGCCCCTGCACACCGCCAAGGCCTCTAAGGACCAATGCGTTGATCATATCGGGCGTTGAGCCAAATTTCGTTGCGCATTCGCCTGCGACGATGTCGGCCAAGTCAGAGAAAAACTCACCGGGGATGAATGGCGTAACACCTTGCGGAATGACCGTATCAGGGTCAGGCAGTACAACGAGTTCGAGGGCCGCCAGTTTGCGAAAGATTGCCCCGAGTTTCTCGTTGACATACGCGAAGTCCTCGGGATCAATCGGCTGGCCAGAGGTAAGCACGCCGAGATTGGCCAGCGCTTCCGTCACCAAATCGTTGGAGGTGCGGAATACTGCCATGCTACATCGGCAATGCCGGTACCATCACTGCGCCGTGCCTCAACGCACGAATGCGCGCCTCAAAGAACGGACTAATGTAGGCAAGCTCGCGCTCATTGACGCCGAGCGTTTCGCGCAGGTGGGCTTCGCCCGCCCATTGCTTTTCCAGCGCGTTTGCATCTGTGCAGTTGGCGATCCAATCAATGGCGTAGCCACGATACTGATCGGGATCGGTTGGCACCCTGGCCTTTGCTGCCTGCTTCACCGGCTGCTCGCCATTGACGCAGAAGCTGGGATTGAAGCGCAGTATCTCGACCAAGGGGATGCGCGTTTCCACCGCGCGCGTGACAACACTGCCGTCTGCCAGCGTGATTTCCTTACGCAGCGGCACCAATACCGTGGTTTTCTTGGAAACTTGCACCGCGACGTTGGCGCTGAACTTGACGCCCGTGCCGGAACGACCATCCGTCATGCCGACCTCGGTGAAGACCGGATCGCCGGGACCGGGTAGGTATTTGATTTCATCGTAGCCTGCTTGCATCGCTGTTCCTTCCAAACAAAAGCGCCGGCCACGAGGGCCGGCGCACGACATTGAACGGGTGCCCTGACGCACCCGCGTCGATGGAGTTTCTAGACGTATTCGGCGCGGCGCTGCTCCTGCGCCTCGGCCTCGTTCCTCGGTGCAGCAGGGAGCTGCAGTACGGTGGCTTTCTGACCGGGCCGCAGGTTGGTCAACAGCAGCCTCGCACCATCGGCGAACTCAAGCGCATCGTGATGCATGCGCTCAAATTCCTTATTAAGTTGGCGAAAGATTGCGGTCCTATGTGGCACGACCACACCATTTGCCATGTGGATGTCGTCATCGAACGCCAGCTCGGTCCCTGGCAACACACACACAGCCGTCGCTTGTAGGCCGGGAACCGTGTCGTCCTGCGCGGTAAACCCGGTAGTGCCAGTATTGAAGTTATGGGTCCTGAGCTTGTCACCGACCTTGGCCGGACGCGAACTGGCAGCATGCAAACTGAAGTCACACATGATCTTCTTACTCCTCTGTTTGAGTTCACACGTTCTCCTGCGGCAAGAACAGACACAAACCATTCGCCGAACCGGCCGAGTAGCAGGCATGACATTGCTCATCGGGGCTTGGCGAGGCAGTGTAAAAGCTGATGTCGTAGCCAAGCTCGGGCGCCCTGTATTGCCAGCGTGACTGCGCTAGGTGATGGATCGCACCACACGGCACTGGATGACAATGGCTACCACCACAGCATTTATCCGAGTACCAACTGTGCGCGAGCAATAAGCCCGCCAGCAACAAATGCTGCATCAGCTATCAGTTGATCAGCAGAACAAAGACTTGCAACGTGCCGTTGAGCGCCTGCGAGGCATGGGCATTGAAGATCACAAATGATAACGAGCCAGGGCCGATTTGAGTGGCGGTAGGCGTCACCGTGGCTATGAGCGGTACCCCTTGCGTATTGCTGCCATTAGCTAGCTCAACGATTGGGATAGTGGTCGTCTTGAGCAGCGAGCAATTAACGACAAAGGTATTATAGGCGGTGAGCGCCGCCGTGGTCAGCGATTTGGTGGTGATGATGGCGGCATCACCGTTCATGGCGACGGTATCGCCAGTGCCGGCGCTGATCAGGTCCGCTGTCTTGCCGGCCGGAAACTGAGACATCTGTTTTCTCCGTGCATCACGAAATTGCTGCACCGCGCCAGTCGAGCGTGCCGCCAAGCCAGTTAAAATCAGGGAACAGCACGATCACCTGACCGGTGGTCAACGACACTGCCGTATTCAGCGCGCCGTTGATCTTCTCGCCGGATGCCGGATAGACCTTGATGGTGTTTGCACTGTCATTGACGACGACGACCGGAGCCTCGGCCTCGCTTGTTAAGATGCTCGGCAGGGTTAACCCGGCATTGCTTGCTCCTGCATTGCATCGACACGAGCGCTTTATGCCCCAGGCCGTGGCCTGGGTCGAGCCCTGCGGCACAACCTCATCCAATGGAATGTTGAGGACACGCCCGCAACTAAATACGGTGGCAACACTAGCTGTGCTCATTGTTTGATCTCCGTCATATCAAGAGAGGCCCGGGGCGACGTGACCTGCACAACCCTCGCCGAGGTGCTAGGAGGGGACTGGGAGAACCTCGACGGTGCTTGACGCCGCCCCGGATAGAAATCAGCAGCCAGTTGCCGTTGCGCCGAGCGGCACAGCGGTGCACAAGCCATCATTCGGCATGATGTACTCGATGATCACCGACATCAGACCCGCCGATGGTGTACCGCCGCCGCCGGTCCATTTCAGGAACAGGTCGAAGCCACCATTGAAGCCGGTCTGCGTGGCGGTGTTACCCGTCGCATTGGACGGAGTTGTCACCGTTGTGCATACCACCGCGCCAAGTGCATGGATATTGCAGCCTGATGAGATAAGTTCGTTGGCATTGGCTGCACTAGTTCCCAAGATGAACACGTCCGACGTGGTGGAATTGAACGCCACCATCACGTTTGCCGTCACGCGCAGTACCACTGCGTTGTACGGCAACGAGGCATTCATAAGCTTGACGGTACAGACGTTAGCCGCCTGCACGCAGCTGTTGAATGCAAACGTAGTACGGACGTAAGCGACCTGTTCGGTCGGGAACGTCCGCGGTACTGGTTGCCGCTGACTGGTCGAGCCCGAAGGCGCAACCTGGGCGTCTGCAGCGAGCGTGGACAGGCCAAGGACGACTGCAGCAATCGTATTATCGCGAAGAAACTTTCGCATCGGGGGAAGTCCTTTCAGGGTTGATTTTCAGAAATATCCCGCCTATCCTAGTTTCCCATTCAAGGCCGGGATATTTCGTGATGGTAACGTGGAAGGCAATCCCAGGATTTCACAACCTTTATAAGATTTCGGATGATGGTCAGATCATGCGTATGGCTACGCATGGGCTGCATCCGAAAGCTATTCAGAGATTGCTAAGCGCTCATCAAAAGCCCAATGGCTATTGGGCAGTTGATCTTCAAAAAGACCAAGAGCGCCACCGGTCCTATTTACACCGTTTGGTGTGGGAAGCCTTTCGTGGGGCGATACCGAGCGGATTAGAGATCAATCACAAGGATGGTAATCGAAACAATAACCGCCTTGATAATCTCGAACTGGTAACCCGTTCGGACAACATGCTGCACTGCTTCCAATCGCTAAACCCAAGCCGTAAACGCAGGTTTGGAGAAACCCATCACAAGGCAAAATTGACTGAAGAAGACGTATCAAAAATCCTGTCACTCTATGGAACGATGCCCGCTCCGAAGATTGGCAAGATGTTCGGCGTCTCCAAAACAGCCATTCATTACATTGCGAAAGGTCGCAATTGGAAGCAGTCCACAGGGCTAGGCTAGATCACGTATCCGTCAGCGAAGCGAAATACCCTGTAAAAACTCCCCACTCACGGTAGTTACCCGCCGGGTTTTTCTTCGCGATCTTCTTCAACCCATAGGCCATCATCACGCCAACGCCCCGGTAGAACTGATAATCATCTTCTTTTAGGAACGTGGGCGTCGGCATACGGCCCCAACACCAAGCCATCGCGCTCTGTCCGCACATGAACGTCGGCGCAATCTGGATGCTGGAAGCCCCAGCGTTCTGATAGAACACCGGTAGGCGGATGTCGATTTCAGGAACCTCGCGCGCGATCACACCGTTGTACAAGAGATCGCCGTCCTGAAAGAGAGGATTTTTATCGAGGCCGTCACCTTCACGCGGCCTTGCCTGAGTGTTTGCATTGATGATGGTTGTATCTGCTTGCAGATCGCGGAAGCAGTTCGAGCCAGCAAACAACACGAAATACTCTCTGCCGTTTTTCAGCTTGTAGGGCCTGATGCGCGGGTTGCATTTCTTGGCCAATCTCTTCATCTTCAAGATTGCTGCGGCGCTGAGTGTCATTGCCGAGCTGACGTTGGCAGCCGATGTCGCAAAATTGCCAGCTGACAGGTTGCCTTGCGCACCGCCGAACAGGATGCGATCGGCATTGTCAGTTGTCCACGTATTGCGCTGCGCGGCGGTTGCTGCGTCGAACAGCGCACCGTTGACGCGCTGGCCATTGGCACTACCGAGGCCAGCCGGTGCAGTGGTGTCGAGCGGAACTGCGAAGAACGCATCGATAATTTCGTCACGCTGCAGTTCCTTACCCCAATCCTCAAGCAGCGGACGGGCCTGACCAAACAGGTCAATGCTCGACTTCTGCTCTTCTGAGCGGGGGATACGAACGGCGTTGCGGGCCCAGTCGATCCAGGCACGATCGCCGTAGTTGTCGATGCTCTCTTCGTTGCCGACCAGGGTACCGGTCGACAGCGGGACGTTCTTCAGACGAGCAATCAGCGGGATGTTGATGTTCTCGCCTCCGTTTTTCAGGTCGTTGATGACACGGATGATAGCCGTCATTTCAGAACCGATGTACGGGGAAAACAAGTTCTGACGGATATATTCGCGCGTCACTTCCTTTCTAAAAACGATGAGCTTGTTATTGACTTGGACAGTTGTCAAAGCCATGGCCTGTTTCCTTTCAGGTCACAGCTCGCGTCAGGTTCGAGCTAGCGGGTTGCGTAACGGAAGACTGCTTGGTCACTATCGTCCAGCATCTCCGGATCGATGTTTTGCATTCTGTTGCCGCCGCCAGCGCTGTTGAGCGAAGGCGGACGACGAATGCCTGTAGGCACTCGCACTTCATGGCGTGGAGCTTGTTGTCGTTGTGGCTGGTGCGGGGCCAGCTGATTGAATACCTGCTCGCGATACTCAGGACCGCCGTTCTGCTCCCACCAGTCGAGCAACGAGTTGACTGGATCGGGAGCGAGCAACAGCACGTTTTGCACTGTATTGACGTGCTGCGGATTGGCCGGATCGGGATGCATTGCCAGCAATCGCTGGTAAGCGGCATTGATCTCAAATCCGCGATCACCCTGCGCCGCATACTGTAGCTGCATGCTGACACGCTGGATTTGCTGTTGCGCAAGCACTTGATCGCGCCGGTTCAGCTCTTCCTTAAAGCTGGCTTCGGCAAGTCGCTTGCCTTCATCAAGCATCCATTGGTCGTAGGCCTGCTCGTCGGTCCACTTGTCGGGCTTGGGAGGACGCGGTGCCGCTGTCGCCGGTTGTTGCGGGGTGTTACGCTGTGCGGACATCTCGTCCACACGGCCACGTAACATTGCCAGCTCACGTTCGAGGTTGATGTTCCGCTCCTCAAGGGAGCGGCGCGCTTCTGCCTCTTCACGCAATCTGCCGGCAGGAATGCCGCGCGGCGGAGGTTCCTGCACCGGAGCAGGCTGTTCTTCCTCCTCCGGTTCAGCCTCGGCCTGCTCCTCTTCGGGGGCAGGCTCGGCCTCTTCTGCAGCCCAGGTTTCTTCCTGATCTGCCGGCTCCGCTGCTTCCTCTTGCTCTTCGCCTTCCGCTTCGAGCTGCTCGCCTTCGAGGCCTTCACCCATGTCTTCGAGGGATCGGTCCCCGTCGTTGTCGAGCTCCTGATCGCCGAGTGCGTCTTGGAATATCTCCTCCTCGGTATCGGCGATCGCCCGATTTATCTCGCGGCGGTACTCCTCTTCATTTTGGTCATTGACGACCATTCGCTCTGCCATGTGTTCCTCGTATCGTGAGAAAGACGAAACATCCCTATTGCCGCCGGATGGGTGGCGGGCACCGTGTCGTGTGTGCTGACGTGACGTCCGATGTCGCTCGGACGAGGCGAACTATTTGCTCGCGAACTCGCGAACAGTGTCGATATGCGCGGCGATCACGCCGTCATGCATGCTCGATGAAAATCCGTAGTTGATCAGCGTGCCAGTCGCGATCGACATCGCGGCCAGGAACTCGCGCGGCGACGAACCCTCGCCCAGTTCGATGATGGCGTTGACAATCTCTTCGATTTGCCCAGGCCTGCACTCGCCAACGATCATGCCACCGTTATCGTCGTAGGCTCCGCGCACACTCATTGTTGATAGCCTATCGCAGTAACCGAGATGACACCGCCGGTTCCGGGTGCGGCCGAGGTGATGGCAATTGCCGTGTTCTGCGCACTGGCTGGAAGGCACGGCGTGAATTGCTGGGATGTCACCACCACAGCCGGGGATAATCCGGTGCCCATCTCAAAGTTGAGCGTCCCACCGACAGTATTTGTCACGGTGGCATTGCCGGCGGCGGCTGCGGTCGCAGTCGAGTTGATCGAGAACCCGCAGATGTAGGTCAGCCTGCCGGTCAATGCAGCAAGCGTTGCGGTCGTGGCGGCAGTAGTACCGGTTGCGGAAGCAGCGATGGCTATCGATCCCGGTGGATATCCGGTGCCTGTCGCGGGGCCGCTCGCGCCCGGATTGGGAGCTTGTGCCAGTGTCGCTGTGCTCGCGACCAGCAGGGCGAACGCGAGAATAAGCTTAAGCATTGGCGTCTGGTTTCCCTTGCGAAGAATATTGTCGACGTTCACTGCGCACTATTGGATCGATCGGCCATGCCCAAAACACCGCACCATCGCGGATCAGAATGACGTTTGGCCATGGCCCGACCGTCATGAATGGCGCAACAGGACGGGCTCCGAACTTCTTTGCCCAATAGCTCGAGCAATGCAGCACGGCAGGCAATTTCATCGGCGGCCTCGTCTGCGATAACGGACGATCCACTCATTCACGCGCACGGTCACTACCGGTGGCGGAAGGCTCCAGCCCCAATTGCCCAGATCGAGCCGCGCCGCGCCGATCCAGCGGCTAGTAATGTGTGTCGGACTTTCAGAAAACCCAAACGCAGATGGTGTGACAGCTCCCGGTGGAGGAAGAAACTGAAACCCGATCTGATCAACGACGAATGGCTTCTCGGTCGCAGTTGGTTTCTTCCGCAACCACGGATGCTCGCTGAACACGAGCGGCGCGGGCGTGTACGCAATCTGCAAAAACGAGATGTCCGACCATTGCTTGAGAATAAATGGACGGCGGAATGTCCACTGGCTTTCCGAGAACCCGAAGGCCGATGGTGTGTATGCAATCTGCAGAAACGCGATGTCCGCAAATTGCCGTAACATGAACGGCGGTGTGCGCTGGGTCGGGCTTTCGCTGAACACCAGCGGGATGAGCGAGATGGGCAAGAACGGATAATCCGCCCATGGGTAGATCGGCGGCAGCGGTTTCTTGAGGGCATATGGGCTCTCAGAGAACGCACCCCAGGCCGAGGGCGTATATGCGACCTGTAGAAAACTGATATCACTCCACTGCTGCAGCGCCTTTGGCGACTTAAACTGCCATTGGCTCTCGCTGAACATGCCCCACGACGAGGGCGTGGGCACCGCGATCGCAAAGAATATGAAGCCGGGTTGATCAAAGGCTTTGGTTGGCCTTAGCGCATACGGGCTTTCACTGAACGTCAGCGCTGACGGCGTATAGGCAATTTGCAGGAACGAGATGTCCGCGAACTGCTGTAACGCATGCGGCTGCTTGAACTGCCACGGGCTCTCGCTGAATACCAGCGGACGCAACGCGATCGGCAAGAACGGATAATCCGCCCATGGCACAAGCGACGGCGTAGGACGTTTGATCGCCGTCGGGCTTTCTGACCAGGGCCAAAAGCTCGGCGTCGACACCGCGATCGGAAAGAACTGAAACCCGGGTTGATCAAACGCGACCGGCTGTTTGAACCTCCACTGCGGCTCGCTGAATTGACCCCAGTAGGTCGGTGTGTAGGCAATTTGCAGAAAGCTGATATCGCCCCATTGCTTGAGCAAGAACGGCGGCTGGATGCGCGTTGGGCTCTCACTGAACACCAACGGGCGCAGCGCAATCGGTTGCCATGGGAAATCAACAAACGGAACGAGTGATGGCGTCGGCCGCTTCAGTGCCGTCGGGCTTTCCGAAAATTGTCCCCAGCTCGCGGGCGTGTACGCGATTTGCAGAAACGAAATGTCGGCCCACGGATAGAGTGGCGTCGATTTCTTGAACGCAAGCGGGCTTTCCGACCAGGGCCAGAAGCTCGGCGTCGGTACCGTAATCGTAAAAGATATGAACCCGGGCTGATCAACCGCGCGCGGCGGCTTGAACTGCCATGGACTTTCACTGAACACCAACGGCCCGGGGGTGTAACTAATCTGTAGAAACGAGATGTCAGCAAATTGATTGAGCAGGAACGGACGCTGTGCTCGCGTCGGGCTTTCACTGAATACCAAGGGCCGTAGTGCAATTGGCAGGAACGGATAATCGGCCCATGGCACCAGTGACGGCGTCGGTTTCTTCTGTGCCGTTGGTTGTTCGCTGAACATGCCCCAGATCGCCGGATTGTAAGCGATCTGCAGGAACGAAATGTCACTCCATTGCTTGAGTTGGAACGAAGGTCTGAACGCCCGCTGACTTTCAGAAAACCCGAATGCCGACGGCGTATACGCAATTTGTAGAAACGAAATATCCGCCCATGGCAGCACCGAAGGCGTTGACCTTTTCAGCGCAATCGGATGCTCGCTGAAGACCGGGCTGACGGTTACCGGCGGTACAAACTGAAACCCAAGCCCAGGTTGATCGAATGCCTTCGACTGCTTAAACGCCCACGGATACTCCGAGAACACCAACGGTCCCGGGGTGTAAGTGATCTGTAGGAAAGCAATATCCGCGAACTGATTAAGCAGAAATGGCAGCCTGGTCCTAGTCGGGCTCTCCGAAAATACCGGCCTTCCCTGCAGAAGCGGCCCGAGAGTATCGTCGAAACCTATCCGCTCGAGCGCGACGCGGAACGGCTTCACGAGACTTGTAGGACTTTCAGAGAATAACGGCCCCTGCTGCAAGAGCGGTGCAAGGGTATCGTCAAAGCCTATTCGCTCCAATGCAACTCGAAACGGTTTCACGAGAGCGCTCGGGAAGTCGTACCACGCCCACTTGGTGAACGGTGGCACAATCGCTTGGAACGGCGCCGCAACCGTCTGCGCTGCCTTCAGCTGCGGACGCAAAACAATGATTGGAGAACGACCAAACCCTGACGGGATTGCAGCTGGCGGAAAGAACACAGGCGAAATTCCGACCTGCGCCGATTTCAACTGCGGACGCAGTATCATGATCGGCGAGCGCCCAAAGCCACTCGGCACTGGGGGGGGCGGCGGCGGTTTCGGGCTGTGCCACAAGCTAAATTGTTGGCTACCGACGCCGAGCGCCTTGAGCGGGGGCTTGAGCGGCGGCTCAGTGAATAGGGGGTATCGTACAAAAGTGACGACGATCAGACTGCCAGCGCCGCTGCCGATCGTCCTTGTGCCGCCAGAGGTACGCTCGCAACCTACGCCACCACCACCACCACCATAGCTGCCGCCGTTGCCGCCGACCTGGGTCGTGAGCGCGCCAGTCGTCGTCTTGCCGCCGGCACCGCCTCCGCCACCGCCAACGCCGTGTGTGGCATCAAAATCGGCACCGGAACCACCGTTACCTCCGCTCGCAGTGGCCGCCGCATTGCCAGCACCACCGCCACCGCCAGAATTTCCGGTACCGTCGCTGCCGCCTGCGCTGCCACTACCTGCGCCACCGCCACCGCTCGAGCCGTTACCGCCCGTGCCGCCTGTCGTGGTCGAGCCGTTGCCGCCCGCGTTGGCCGCGTTGCCGCCGCCGCCGCCGCCCCCACCGGTCGCTGTCGAGGTCGCGGGTGAGCCGCCTGCGCCGCCTACTGCAGCGGGTCCAGCGGCGCCGCCGCCGCCGCCGCCGCCGAGTGTATTCGAGCCGCCACCAGTACCGCCCGCACCGCCCGCACGCCCTGCATTGAGCGTATAGACGATAGTGGGCGCACCGACATTTGCGCCCGCTGCCCCAGCTCCCCCGGCTGTTCCTGCTGCTGCGCCGTTGCCGCCACCACCAGCAGTCTGGCCATTGGCAGCCGTCTGCCAAACCGTCGAGGCTGCTGCGCCGCCCGCAGGACAGACGAAAGCGATCGTCGTGGTGCCTGGAGTGATTGTGCCGGAAGAATAGGTGCCCTTGTAGTAGCCGCCACCGCCGCCCCCGCCGCCTGCGGTGCCGGTCGTGCCGGTGGTGCCGAGCCCGCCGTTACCACCGGACCCGATCAGCTCGACCGTATGCCCCGTAACCTGCGCATCGCCCGGAAAGGTCCACGGAGACGTACTTGCGTTCGTGAGAAAAATTTGGCTCATGTCTCAACGATCCCGTTGAGATCAAGTGCCCGTCTGCTGCACTCCTTTCTTCGCAGTTGATACATGATGACCGCCTCGCGCGCGTGCGGCTCGTTCGGGATGCCCCGCTCGATCCATCTATCAACCTCAAGCTCGATATGAGCAATGATGTGAGGGATGTCGTTCCAGGCGACCGGCTCATGAACGACGAGGTCGGGAACGACGATCAGAACCTCGTCGCAGCGAACGTGATGCTTGAGACTATTCTCGGGCGCTACGACAAACCGCAGACCGCCATAGGTATCGAGGATGCCAGCGAGCACACTCAACATTCATGCGCCAGGACCCACGGTCGGCAATAGTGGTTGCACCTGTGCATACGTCTGCAGCGCCGCGATTTCGGCTGGCGTCAGTTGCGTCAGCGCTGTCGGCCCCGGCTTGGGGCCGAACGGGCCGCTCGGCTGCACAATCAGCGCGCCCTGGCCGTTGGTAAGCTGGATGCACTCGTGCCAGTACTTAGTAAGTACCCCGTCGCATTTCATGTTGCCGGCCAGCTGCGCGGAACGGTTCTGCGCGCCGGCAAGGTTGGAGAATAGCAGGGCGCTGTCGGTTGGCTGCATAGACATCAGTAGCCCCAATAATTACGAGCATTAGTTACTAGAGCTTGCGCAGTGCCACTGGTGCCGCTGGTGAGTGCACTGGCCCATACTCCACCCTCGTGCGCGTGATTGTTTTGACCATCTCCGACGCCGACAATCTTTCCGCCGAATATCATACTCCAGGAGGCGACGGCCACTCCAACCGTCCCGGTAGCAACCGTGCCGTTGGCGTTCAGGAAGGCTGCACTTGTTCCTGTAAAAACTCCCACCAGTGCACCAGCCCCACCTGCGAATATGTTTGCTCCAGCACTATCCTGCATTATCCCAGAGCCGAAAGGATTATAGTACCCAATAACATCGCCGGTTCCGCCAAAGTTGCTGAACCCCAGTATCGGATTGGCGCCGGAGGTCCCAGCCGTCGTAACATCGCCGACCAGTGAGTAGGGTAGGCTGACAGTATAGCTACCACCGAACACATATGTATTATTCGGAAAGACCATATAACTAGTCTTGGCGGTACCTCCCAAAGTGAACGACAGCTGATTTGCCGCCGTGTTCTGCGATAAAGTGGTGCCACTACCAGACTGATCATAAAGCGCCGTCACCCACAGATTTGCCGCCCCTGCCGCCACTTGCCAGCTGCTGATCGATGCCACATCGAGATCGCCGTTGGCGAGCACTGTGAAGTCCTTGGTCGCATTGTCGCTATCGCGTCGCAGATTAATGACATTGGTAATGGCAGTAGCAATCGCATTGCTATAAGCACGTATGCCCCACCAGCCCAAAGCTCCCGGAACGGCGTCACCGGGGCCGGAATACACAAACGCTGGCGTCGGCGTCACGCCTGCCATGTCCATGTCGAGCACGAACTGCGAGCGGATGATGACGTCGGTCATGCGTAGCCCTGATCGATGATACGGCGCAGGCGGTGGCGGTTCTCAGCAGCCTCAAGCCATTCTTCTCGGTTAGGATTAGTCTCGGGATGACATGCGCCCATCGGGGCGCAACGCTCGCAGACCATGCCCATGCAGCGTTTGCACCATGCCTGCGGTGTGTCCCTGCGCACTATAGTCATGTTACCACAGTGATAACAGGTATAGGTATCATTCTCCCGCCGGAGGCTTCCCCAGTGACCAGCTGGAGCCGGGCCGAGTTCCTCGTGATAGCCGTGTGGATTGTTGCCTAGCGACAGGCTCCTGATCGAGGGCATCCCAAGGCCGAGCGCCTTGTTGGGGAGCGGCACAGGCAGCGGCTTTTTATTCACACGAGATCCTCGATAGTAACTGTCTGCTTCTTCGAGCCCTCGGTGCTGTAGTCGAAGTTCAGCTGGCTCCCGTCCATGCACTGCACAACAAGCTCGTTGTCGTTACGCACCTTCGCAGAGAAATACCCACTGCCCCAGTTACCATTGACCTGGGCCGCCATCATATCTAGCAGGTTCCTGATTGTATCGCGGCGCTCCACGAACTGCTTCCGGCCGTCTATTACCTCGATGGTGTCGCGCGGCTCGCGAACATGCGCGCGTGCATTGTTCTGCCCGCCGCGATAGCGGTCGGAGCACTGCAAGATCACGAGATCACCGGGCTCCACTTCGCCCTCGACCCGTACGATTAACGTCCGCATTGGATTAGTGCCTCCAGATCGCTTGCAACGCGCTGCATCGGCTGCTCCCAGTCGCCGCTGCGCGGCTGCCGATAAAGGCGCATACAGTCGTACCAGATCGACTTATCGGTCCCGCATACGTCCGGCGCCAGCCATGGCCAATATCCCGAGAAGCGCACCAAATTCCACACCGGCTTGCCGATCGCACCGGCAACATGCGCAACCGCAGTATCCACAGTGATCACCAGATCAAGGGCCTCGATCAGCGCTGCGGTATCGGCGAAGTCGTCTATCTCGTCCATATAGTCGATCAGTTCAAGATCGGGCGGCACCTTCTCCATTATCGGCTTCTGCAGCGAGACAAGATTGACGCTAGGAAGATTGACGCTAGGCAGCCTGAGCGCCCGCAGCATTTCCACCCGTATGGACTTCATCCGCTGAATGGAGAGTGTAGTGGAGAAGTGGCCGCCGCTCATCCAGCAGACGCCGACATTAAACCCCTGCGGCAGCCGCTGCTTCCACTGCGCGGCCCGATCGGCATCCGCAACCAGATACGGCGAATGCCCAACCTCGTCCCAGTTCAGCTCCAGCATCATAGGGACGTCAAGCAGGGCGCAGGAATAGTCCGCGTGCGGGACCATCCCGTGCACCGGGATAACCTCAACATTCTTCAGGCTTGCCTTCGTAATCTCCGTGAGCGGCGCGGGCATTTGCAGGACGACATGCTCAGCATCGAGATAGTCTGCGGCAAACCGCAAGCACATAATCACGTCGCCGTAGCCCTGGTCCGGGTAAAGTACAATACTCTTGCCAACAAGGCTCTCGCCATTCCACTGCGGCAGCGCACGCCGAGCCAACGGTACCTGCGGATTGTCCTGCCAGCGATAGGCGTAGCCTCGGAACCCATCCTTCCATTTGCCCTGGCCAAGCTGCACGCAGCCAATCTGAAAGTACCGCTCCGTACAGTTGTCGAGTTCCAACGCTCTGGCGAATTGCTTCTCGGCCTGCTGCAAGTCCATCAGCGTTATATACATGTTGCCGAGGCCGACATGCGGCTCCCAGCTGTCATGCGCCAGAATAGCGCGCCGGAAGGCGTCGTTGGCGATCTCGAACATACCCAAATTGCTGAGCGCGGTGCCGAGATTGTTCCACGCATCAGACAAGTCCTGATTGATTGTCAGGGCGCGTTCGTAATGCAGCACGGCATCAAGATAGCGTTCCTGCAGCGCACAGATATTGCCGCGCAGTATCCAGGCCTCGAACATGTCTGGATCAAAGCGCACCACGTCGCAGAGCGTGCGCAGCGCGGCGTCCCAGTCTTTGGTCTTGACTGAGATCAGCGCGCGCTCGAACAGCTTCTCGGCCAGCCCGCTCATGCCGCCTCTACGAAGTTGACCATGCTCCAGACTGGGTCGTTCTTGTGCATGCAGAGCAGATGATCTCCGGTTTCATGATGTCGATAGTCCATAGGCAATTCGGCAAGCAGCGCGTCCACACCGCAGATCGGATACTCGGCGGAAACGATCGGCAAGTCGCGTTCAATAGTCTGCCGCGCTCCTCTGAGTACTTGCGGCTCCATTCCCTCGACATCGACTTTCATCACGTCCACCCGCGCCAGCTGCAGGCTGTCAATCGCCAGTGACGGGATAACCTGAAGGTAGTCCTTCACTGGCTGCTCAGTGTTGTGCTCAGCGAGCATGGACACACTGCCAAAACTCGTCCCGCCGTGCTGATAATCCACAGTCGGGCCGCGCATGTAGCCGGACCGTTCAGCTATCGCTGCCCACATGGCGCGAGCATTGAACAAGTTGTTGAGTGTGATGTTGCCGCACAACGCGTAGAACAGCCGCTCCTGCGCCTCAAAAGCAAGAACGCTGCCCCAATCAGCGATAAACTTCGCCCACGGCACGGTGTGGCAGCCAATATTAGCGCCGATGTCGAGCACCTGAAACGGCCCCGGCCTGCGAACATGGCGCGCGGAGGAGAGCTTGAGCAGGTTGTCGATTTCGTCCTGAGCGTGGGAGCCTGTTTCCAGCATGCAGGCCCCCACACCGCAGACGACGCCGTCCGTACCTTTTGCCCGCTGCACGTCAGTGCGGGCGACGAGCATCGGGCCGTCGTCGCAAGCGGCCAGGACAAACGCAGCTACTCGCTGCATTACCTATTCCAGATAATAGACGTTAGTCTGTACGCCGCTGGTGTAGGCTGCACCGGGACAAGCTACCGTCATGTAATGCCCAGCCAGTGCGGTTGCCGCCGCAATCAGGAACTGGCTTTCTTGCGCGGCTACCCACCGGATCGTATTCCTCTGGTTCATGCCGTTGTTGTACTCCGGCAAGGCAGTAGACTGCGAATTGCCGGCAAGCTCAGTAGTGACGTTGACCAGCGAGGTAGCATTGGCTGCGCCGTCCGCCGGGTCGGTAGCATTAGGCGTGTAGGCCGTGCCTGCCACCAACGAGGTATAGAACATGCGCTGCAGGATGATGTTGAAGTTGCAATCGCTGGCTGCCGGGGCAGCACTAGCTCCGACATCAAATTCGTATATCTTCAGTCTACGCAGCGCGCCGGACGGTGACCACAGGGCCATCGAGCCCTTGGCGGTTGCCGCGAGCGTGCCCTGGTTCGCGTTGATCTGATAGGTAGCCATGTTGAGGTCCTTCTACGGGGAATGAGTGACGCAGCTCAGCTTGTTGTGTTCCCTACCTCGCGCGACGAGCGGCTTGCCCGCGAGGTTTTCCGTTATGCCGCTAGTGTGGTGCGCAGCTTCTGCAGGGCCTTGCGGGTTTCCTCGAGCCTACGCTGCTCGTCCGCGACCTGGCCGCGCAATTCCGTCAGTGCTCGCGCCTGCTCGGCGATCTCATGTTGCCGGTTGGCGAATTGTTGATCGAGAGTGCCGATTGCCTGCTCGCGCGCTGCACGGCCATTCGCCCACACGTCCTGCTCAGTCTTCAGACGTTCGCTCGCCAGATGCAGCTTGCGCCGCTCTTCGGCGGTATCCTTCTCCAGCTTGTCACGCGCGGCCTGAATGGTTGCCTCACCGTCGCGGGCTTTCCTCGCCAACTCGGCCTCCGCCTCTTTGTTCTGTGCCTTGGCCTGCTGCTCACGCTGCGCGAGATAATGATCTAGCTCGTCCTTCGCCTTCTTGAGCTGCGCCTTGGCATCCTGCTCGGCCTTCTTGACGTCCTCGATCTCGGCGAGCTTCTGCACTGCGGCAAACAGTGCCGCGAACTGCTCGACGGCCTTCTTGGTATCTGTCATGACACCATCCTGTCGGTTCGTCTGACGTATATCGTGACAAAGAGTGCGGTGCTGCCGTCACCAGAGAGCACTGCCGGCCGCATCTGCACGGGTATTTCGGTCAGGTGGTCGATGCGCGCCGAGGTGTAGTCGAGCGGCTGGGCATAGGGGTCGTGCAGTACCCGGAAGTTTGTCAGATCATTCGACCCCTGGAGCTCCAGCGTGCCCGAAGCCCCAAACGTGCCCTCGACCTGAATGCTGCGATCGGCGAAGCCGACCAGATTGAGCGGCTGGCCGACGTCGCCAAGCGCCATCGGTCCCCAGGTGACGATGTAGCCGAGCGGCCGCGCCGGCTCAGGAAATGGGGTGAGGGAATAGGGAATGGTTGCCACCTCACCTCCGCAAAGAAAAAGCCGCCCGCGGGCGGCTTGATCGCAGGCAATGTTTGACCGTTTTTATCCTGAACTCTCTAAGGCCGTGCGTAGCTGCGCGTTTTCCTGCTCTAGTCTATCCAGGTCACCGCGTCCGTAGCGTGCATTAAAAAACCGGGATTTCTGCGCGTTACCTAGCTCGCGGATGCGCTCTTGCAGCCGCTCATTTTCACGACACAATTCCGCAATCCTGATAGCCGCCGGTTCCGTGGCTGTAGGCTGCTCACCGCGCTCGATCATGATCCATTGCACAATCACGTTCTGGATATGTTGTGCCAGCAGGCAGCGCAGGTCCTCTCGGTTTAGACGTCCCTCGTCAGACAGGAACGCCTTCGCTAACTCGTAGCATCTACCGTCGAATGACATCGCGTCCTCGCCGACGTGATTACAAGCCGCCGAAAGCGATCAGGCGCTCAATCGCTTCCTCGCGTGAGTAGCCGTGATTGTTCATTACCTGGGAGATTAACGCCTCGTCACTCCAATTGTACGGAGAGCTGCTCGCGCCGCCTTTCGTCGAGGCGGCGTCCGGCCGCTCGGAGGTGTCTTTGGAAAGAAGGTTCAGTAAAGCCTGATCCTTCGGCCGAAAGGGGTGTTCCGACATAGCGTGGCGCACCACCTGCTCGGCCGCTTCGCGCAGCTGCTGCTGCTTCGACTGCTTTGATTTGTTCTCCATAACCACCCTGCTCGAGAATTTTCCGATAGATATTGTTCGCAAATAATGTAGCAAAATCTGGCGTATTTGCAATCTCGTCGTGGGTGATATTGCCCGCCTTGAGCAGTTTCTCGACGGTCGTGTCTTTCAGGCCGCCGCGATAGGCCTTCTCGAACAGGGTTTTTGCCCAGGACCAGACCGTTTCCTGTATCTCGGCCGGTGTCCAGACTTCCCCGGTCTTGTTTGACAGCACATCGGCGGCCTGCCTCACCCTGCTCGACATCGCCATATAGCCCGGGCTTTTCACACCGAACGTGCCGTATGGATCAGTCAGGCTTTTTGGTCGCCCGCCGCCGAACAGTTCCTGATCGATGTTCGCGTAGTTGGCAATCCAGGCGTCGTTGGTCACCTCATGCACCGCATTGCGCAGATTGAGCATGAAGCTGTTCACTTTCGGGCCGCTGATATTGAGTGCCGCCGGGTCCTTGCTCATCAAGGCGCGGAGCGCATTGGGTTTCCAGGCCGGGAGCACGCTGGTGCCCTTTTCGGCTGCGCCCTGCTGGACGTTTTCCTCCAATATGCGGCCTATATCCGCCACGGTCTGCGGCTCGCGCGCCTGCTTCCAGGCGGTCCAGACCTTCAACGCGTTGAGCGCGTTGTCCTCGACACTGCTCTGCGGCGAGAGCGCGGCGAGCAGTGCGGTAAAGCGCGGCGCATCCTTGACACCGAAGATATTCACCAGCGCCTGAGCGCTCTGCCGGTACCATCCGCGCTTGGCGCGTGCCGAATAGGCGACGGCGGCCATTTCCTCGGGCTTGAACGGCAGATCAGTGAACGCCCGCACCAGCGCATCGGCATTGCGCGAGGTAACCATGTCCTGCTCGGCCGGGGTCAGGAACGAGCCGATGTTCTTTAACCCGGTCGTCTGCCGGGTGAGATCATTGAACCTGTTCTTGGTGTCCGCCAGGCGCTTCTGCACCTTGTCGGCCTCGACCTTGGCCAGGTTGAAGCCTTCGTCGGCCGTATCGACGTAGGCGCCGTCGAGCTTCGAGTAACCGACCCCGTGATAGGGGTCATGCACCATGAAGACGACGTCGGGGCGTCCGTCGCGCGCGTAATTCCAGCCGGCTGGGGCGTGCAGATCATTCCACTTTAGCCGCGCGACGGCACGGAACCCGCTGCGGCCATAGATATCCGGCAATACCCCGTCAAAGGCATCGAGCCGGTTGCCGCCATTCTGGACGGCAGTAGCGAGCATTGAATTAGCGGCACCCTTGACTGGGCTGTTCGGATGCTTGAACACGTACTTGATGTTGCCGTCGGGCGTCATGGCAAACCCGGCTTGACTGTCCGGAGAGAGAAAGGTTCGCAGATCGCCGAAATCGGTCGGCATATCGTCCAGGCTTTCGCCGAACTTGTGTGCCGCCTTACTTGCGGTCATTGCCCTGCCGTAGTCCTCCGGGTGCGCTTCCATCATTCGGAGCGGTGCTGCACCCATCCAGGGATCGGCCCCGGCGTGCTCGACCAACCGCACCATGCGGCCGATTGCCGGTACTGCTGCCTTCATGCCGGCCGCGCCCCAACCTGCCCATTGCTCCGGTCCTGGCAGGAATTGCGAGGCCTCGAACGCGGCCTGGGCGATGCGCGGGTCCTCGGTGGATGGCACTTTGCCCTGCTCGGGCAATGGTGCGATCGGCGGCGGTGGCTCGCCGCGCGCGAGCGAAGTGATGTTGGGTGCGAGGTATTGGCCGAGCCAACCGGCGAGATCGAGCGGCGTTGGTTGCGGCTGCGCCGGGACTACGGGGGCCGCTGGTGCGTTTTCCTCAGCCGGGGTCACCGTGATATGCGGGATACCTCCTGACGTGTCTGTGTAGGGGTCATGATCGACCGGGGTCAGGGTCAGGTCCATCCTTCTCCTGCTCCTTCGGCCATTGTGGGATTACCCAGCGCAGCATTTGCGCGGCTGTGAATTGCCACGGCTCGCGCAGCGGGCGCACATTGCCTTTCCAAAGCTCAGGGTCTAAGTGTGTGGGCATGCGCAAGAAGAAGGCTGTAAACCTTTGGCTCGACAAGCCGACAATCGATTTTGTCGATCGGTGGTGCAAGCAGCTGGACGGTCTACCGACGCGCACCAGGGGCGTGATGGATATGCTGCAGCTCGGAATAATAACGGCGAGGCACTTACAGACTACACGGCGACCCGCAGATATTTCCCGGGCCGTCGCGGGTCTGGCACGTAGTGGTTCCCGTCGGGGGCGCGTCGTGCCGTCTTCAGGATCGGGTGATCGTGCGGCACCGCGAATGCGCCGGGAGCAGGCGCACGCGCGGGCTGCACGGGCTGCGGCGTACCCGGGGTCTGTGGCAGTCCCGGCATCTGCGGCATTCCCGGCATCGGGTTCGGCAGCCCCGTCTGCATCGGCGGGGACGGCTGCGGCTGGCCAGGCTGCGGGGTCGTCTGCGCCTGTCCCGTCGCCTGCTGGAACATCTGCTGCGCGTTCAGATTAGCCTCGCTGCCGAGGTGGGCGGCGCGGGCCGCATCGGAGACACTCTGGCTGCGGTGGCGTGCGGCGCGGGCGGAAATCTCATCGGCCTCGGCGGCGGTCTTCTGCAGCGCCAGGCTCTTTGCCTGCATCATCTGCGGATCGGGCGGCTGCTGCAATAGCGAGAGCACTCTTTGTTTGGTCGAGGATGACATCGGCGACATCTCGATCAGCACTGCGGGTGGGATGGTACCGGCCGGATATTGTTTCAGAATGTCGTAGGTGTCCTGCATCAAGTTCTGCTCGTCGGGCCCTTCGTCCATGCTGATCTCGACGTCGAGGTTGCCGATCGCATTGATGATGATGGGCTGGCCGAACTGGTTCATGCCGGTGCCGTTGATCTGGATGAACTGCTGCAGGCCATCGCTCGCTGTGACGCGGATGAAGCGCTCCGCCTGCCAAGTGCGCTGGACGATGTTCCAGATCGCGCGATAGACACGCTTTTTCCAACTCTTATAGTTTCGCAGATAGCTGCCCAGTTCGGCGACGCCGGCCTTCTGCAGCATATTGATGGCGACGCCGGAGTGATCGCCTACCACGTCGCGGGTTATCAGATCGGGGGTGATATTGGCGAAGCTTTCAATCTCCGTTCTGGCGTCCTGCATCAGTTGCAGTTGCTGTGCCAGGTCTTGCGGCCGGTCGGCGACCTCGGGGTTTTCGAAGCCAGGATTAACCTCGATGTAGCCATCCGGTCTGGCATATTCGCGCCGCGCGCGCTCGACATCGTCCACCGCGCCTTTCTTGCCGATCAACCGGGTGACGTTGCTCATGAACAGCGCTTTGCTGCGGCGCTGGTTGAGCTCGTCCTGCGGGCCTTTGAGATTGCGGGTGAACCCGTAGCGGTCGCCGTCATGATCGAGGAACGCGCTGAACATGATGTATCTGTTCATCGGGTTGCCGCGCTGGTCTTGAAACGGCGACACGCCTTGCGCCAGCAGGATCATGCTGCAGAAGAACGCCCAGTACCATTTTCCCTTGTATCTGTACCAGCATTCGACTAATCTTAATCGCTTTTCATTCGTGTAGATCCACTTAAATTCCCGGTCCGCGTGCGTGGTCAGATCGAACCCGGTCTCCACCATCAGCGTGCGCAGCTCATTTTCCTTGTCGGGAAACAATTCGACCGCGGCCTCGACGTCGAGCCATTTGGCGATACCCATCCATCTGGCATCTGAGAAGTCCGGTTTGTAGCTGCGCGGGTCGTACCAGAAGTCATCGCCGAAGATGAAATCCATCACCAGGTCGGGGTCCTGATGATCGCCGTCCACCAGTTTCAGCTCGACCCCGCCGATGCCTTCGATTGCCGCCTGCGTGGCGCAGTATGCGTCGAGGAACTCCCAATCCGAACCGTCGAGCACGCTGCGTACGCACTGAGTAGCGATTTCAGCGCCATCGGCGTTTTTGGGGTTACGAGGGTAAGCCTTCGGGTCCTGCCGCATTCTTTGCAGCAGGCCTGCAATCTGATCAACTTTCCGCGCAGTTCGATTGAAAGTAATAACAGGTTGCCGGCGATTTCGCAGCACACGGATTTCCTCCGGCGTCCATTGGCTACCATGGTAGTAATGCCGCGATTGCTGTTGTTCCTGATATTCAAGAACCTTGGCGCTCAGATAGTCGAGGTAGGCCTGGCGCAACCGCGACACCGGCCAGAAGCCTTCCGCATCGCCTGACCAGTCGAAGTCATCCGGAGCCTCGGTGCTCCAATAGCCGAGGGTTCCGTCCGCCGAGACATAGCGGCCGGGGCTGTCATATGGCGGGGGCATTTCACGCGATCGGAATGGTGCTTAGTCGCGGATAGGGTGCGTAATCATCAAGCGTCCCTTGCAATGTGGTGCTGCCACCGCTTTGGTTCTTGGCGAAGGTGGCAGCTCCACCGTCGAATAAGAATGTGGGTGAACCGTAAAGCCTCTGTGCGACATTCGGCAGAACAAGCCCGCCATCGACGTCAATGAAGCTCCCCAAATTGCCGGGTGGAATATATTGCCCAAGCCAGATTTGGCAGGCTGCATAACGAATGCCGGGATTGTAAGTCGTTTCGACGAAGGTTGGCATGCTAAATTCATAACCGTTGACCACTGCTGGCACGACGGCAGAGGGCGCATTTGCTTGCCAACCGACGTCGTTCCAATCAGGATTGGAAGTGCCATTTGGAGGCGGCAACTTTGCAGATGTTTCATATCGTCCGGTGGCTCTCACACCATCAAAATATATTTCTATTATCCTGTTCCTGCTGAATGAGCTGGGCACGTTGGGAACGTGAAAGCCACCAGATGTATAAGGAAAGTTACCAAAGGTATCTGCATGAGACAAATCCGCAGCTACAAAGATGTGATGCCATTCATCGAACGTAAATGGCGATATGAAGGCACAATGCCCGAAAGCTATATCTATCCGTGGCCCAAACCCGGCATAGTTGTTTTGATTTACGTACGCCGGACTATCGTAGTTGCCCGATACGTAATTTGCAGTCAAATTGCTGGTGTCAACACCGCAGTCAAAATATGCGGTGATCGACCAAGTTGTGCTGTCGCGCGCGACCTTCGCTGCCGTAGGTGCCCCAGCAGGAACATTTGGCGCATTGAACCAATTGTCGCCCTGAGTCAAGCTGATATAGCAATAGGTGGTGTTTGTATTGCCGGCATAGTCCCCGCAAACCAGAAACTCGCATTGATTTTGCCAACCGAACGGAGTATCACTTGGAGGGCTGGGAAACCCATTGGCGATCTCACTCTCATAGGCAGCCGGGATATTGACCCACAAAGAAAATGTGGCTTTCGTGAAATTCGCGATCGAGACCGACGGAATATAAACCTTGGACATCTCTCGCTTCCCGAGCTATTGATATTGCCCATGAACATATTCATGCTCGTAGTCCAAATCTGTACCGCGTCGGGCAACTGCGAGTGGCGCTACGTCGAGTTGTTTCACGACGCCGCACGGTGTGCGATGACCGGCGGCGCATATATCGATGCCGCCGTTGACTACTCTATGTGGCCGCCACAGCTACCCAATCCTCACCGAATGGTCGATTTCAGTTGCGAACGGATAACAATTCCTCATGCCGGCTGAGTAAATCCCGGCCCGGGGACTAGCTGCGCCGGACCGTGTTCGATAAACGCACCGCCGCCGCCCTGATTAGTCCAGAATAAATTGCCCGCAATTCCCCCGTTGAAGAAAATCTGCCAAGGAAATTTATTATAGACCCTAGGATAGATGAATGTTGAGTGACCTCCCGTGGCTTCCTGCGCAATGACACCGCCCTGTGCATCGAGAACGACATTGCCAAACGGGTCAAGCACTATGAAAAACCCGACTTGGCCGGCATCGTGGAAGTTGATCGAGGTCCCGGTCATCAGTGTCACGACCGAGTAGGCCACGCCACCGGCAAACGGTGCCCTTTCGGCACGCACCGGCAGGCCGATCTCGTCGTTGACGTTGCTAGGAGCACTAGCACCCAGGTCCACCGGCTTGTCGGGACTGGCGATGGAAAAGCGTATCCAGTTCCACAGCGTAAACGGAGTTGGTGACAAGTCGAATGCCGGGATGGGTAATGTCTCGAAATTGCCAGGTGGAACCAAATCTCCGTAGATGTCGTAGAAATCAGCCGTCAGTACCAGCTCAGTCGAAACATTGCCTTTTAGATAAATCCGCGAAGGCGGGTCCAGTATCGGCACATTAGGCGGATATTCATAATTCGTGGAACCGGTCCCGGCACCGGCGCTGAATTCCGCGGCATACTTGGTGCCAAACGTGAAAAGGTCGTACTCTCCGGAACTCGGCGCATCACTCGCGCTCCAATCGCTCATTGACACGCTGACCCAAGCTGAAAAGCTGACGATCGAGTTAGATGCTATAACCGCCGGTTTCTGGTTTATATAGCTGCCCAGCGGCAAATAGATGGCCGGCGGCGGCTGATAATCATTCGGTAGGAACGGCTGTATAAGAGGAACCGGCCTAACCGCCTCGTTCTTCGGCAGCGGCGCGTCGTTGTAAAACTTTACATTTATGCCGGAGAGATCGATTGCCACTTCAATTCATCAGCGCCATGGCGGCGAGCGTGGCGGCGCCGCAGCTGAGCATGAAGATCAGATAGATCGCGATCACCAGATAGTCGCCCAGGCTCATTTGTTGTGCTGCTCCTCGGGCGGTGGGCGGCGCGGAACAAAGCGTTCGAGCGCATCGATGCGGGCGTCGATCTTGCCGGTCAGCACGTCGTTCTGGCGCAGGCGCTCGCGGATTTCGGCGATCTCGCGGAAGGCGCTTTCGCGCACGCCGAGCGCCTCGCGATGATATTCGACGTCCTTGGTGGTGAGCTGCAGCACCTGCTCGGAGAAGTTACGCTGCCAGAGTGCCACGCGCTCTTCGAGGGCTGCGAGATGGTTGGTCATCTGCCACAGCGCGCCGACGCCGGCGGCGAGCAGGGTGGAGGCGACCGAGAGCAGAATTTTGCCAAATAGACCGCCGTTGGCGAACTTGCGCAGGGTCTCGATCATTCACGAGCGCAGCAGGCGCGGCAGCGCGTTGCGCCAGCGCAGCCAGGTGATCCACAGCGTGGCGCGGATCGCTGCGCCGCGATACCAACCGGCGGCACGCAAGCAACTGTAAAATCCCCTCACCGCACGTAGTCCTTGGCGTTCTTCGGATAGCGCGGCTTGTGCTCCTTGCCGCGCAGGCCGATGATAACCATGATGTGATGCTTGGCCTTTACCGGGCCGCCCTTCTCCCGGTAGGTGCCGGTGACCGGCCCCGGCATGGTGTATGGCGGCTCGCGGGGATCGAAAGTAGGAAAGGCCTTGTCGAGCTCCTCCTTCGTCATTGGTTTCTTGATCGGCAATGGCTTGACGGTGCCGCCTTGCGCGCGCTGGCCGGAAACCTCGATACTTGGATACTTTGCTTTCACCTTACGGCGGATTGTAGCTTGTTGCTCGGGCGAAGCATGTTGCGCGCCGCGCGCGAGCGCATTGCGGGCTCGAGCGGGTGTATCAATCGGATAAGACCCCGCACCTTTCCCGTGCGGGCCCTCGCCCTTGCCGGGCAGCGCGAATGATTTGCTAGGCAGCTTCTTGCGTGCTGCGGTGCTCAGGACGGCCATAGCTGCCTCACTGCGGTGTCAGCGTCCATTTTTCCTGCTCGCCGTATTGCAGGTGCTCGATCCAGCGTTTGGCGAGGGCGACAACTTCATCGGCGTCGAAGAAGGCGTTGGGGCGCGGCTCCGGCGACCAGCGCTTGGTCTGATAGGAGAGCACCATGCCGTAGTGGATGCCGTCCTCGCCTTTGTCGACGCGATAGAAGTCAACGCCGGCGTTGGGCGGCAGTTGTTTGTTGATCTCGTTCGCGAGCTGTAGCTCCTCGGCTGACGGCATGAGAAACGCGCCAATTCCCATCTTTGCTTCTCCCCTCAGGCCGCCTCGGGGGGCGGCCTATCTTTCCTCACCAGTGGGTGCTGTTCGGGGTGGTGCTCGTGCAGCAATCGCAGCAGCTGGGCGCAGGCGTCGATGTCGTGCGCGCGGCATTCGTTGTGCCACTGCTTCTCTAGTTCTTCGTTGTACTCGCCCTTCCACGGCTTATGCATCAGATCGTCATGAACCGATCACTTATCAGCTCCTCGAACGGATTGCTGTAGCCGTCCTTGGGCAGCGGCGGCGGCTCGACGTGCTTGAACCACGGGCGCGAAAGGACTGCATAGCGTGCGCTGTCTGCGGCGTGATCCTCGGCGCGGTAGTCGATGTCCTCGGCGCGGTGCTGGTCGTGCTGCAGGATGGGGATGGTGCGGATGCTGTCGAAGCAGGTGTTGAACCAGTAGATCATCGGCACGCCGTCGACGCCCACCATGCGCGCGCGCAGCGCGTCCAGTCCGCTCATCGGGCCGCGCCGGTCCTTTGACTGTATCTGTCGCACGCGGGCGTTATCCGCCTCGCGGAACGTGGCGATGCGCGCCTTGATGAGCTTGATGTTCATGCGCTCGGCGATCGAGGGGCCGCCGTCCTGCTTGAAGGTCGACTTGTCGAGCACCCCATACGCCAGCTTCGGATCGTCCTTCTCGCGTGCGACGATGCGGTCGGCGACCTGCTCCGCAGTGAGCTTCAGCCCCTTGCCCGCCTGGCCGTCGGCGTCGCCGTAGTCCTCGCGGTAGCAAATGAGCGCGCCGCGCGGTAGAATGCGTGCGCGTCCTGCTCGCGCGCGTCCAGCAGTATTGCGTTCGTTACCGGGCAATAGCTGATGTGCTTGCTCCAGAAGCGCACTTCGAGCGGCACTTCCATGTACGTCTGCAAGCTGATAGTCATCCTGCGCCATGGCCCACCAGTTGACGCAGAACGGTGAGGCGGAACCCCAATCCATGCTGCGAAAGCGCAGCCAATCGTGCGGAATAGCGAACGGCGGGACCACATGCTTGTCATGGCTCCAGCAATCGAAGAACGCACCCTCGACGACATCCCAGTCTCCCCATCGCATGGCGGCGACCAGCGCCGCGCTGCCCAATCCTTCGAGCCTGCCCTCGTAGCCGGGGTCGTCGTCCATCATCGACGGATTGTCGTCCAGCCGCGCCGGGATGAACTGCCGCCACATGCCGCCTTCGCTGTTCGGCATCTGGCGTATTTTCATCTCCTGCGCGCCGGCTATCCAAGTATTCTTCACCCACAAATGCCCGATGTTGCCCGGGTTCGCGGAACAAAGAATGCGCGGAAACATGCCGGCATATTTGCTCGGCACTTTTATTCCGACCATGCGCGTGCGGTTTCTCAGGAAGCGATACGTCGCCTCCTCGAAATGCGTCAGCTCGTCCATCATCAGGACGTGTATTTCCGCTCCCTGATACTTGTAAACATCCGTCGCATGCTGGCAGTGGCACAAATAAATCCGGCTGCCGTTATAAAACCGCACTTGATCGTCGATGATCTTCACCCAGCCGCTGTCAATCCACGGAGCCAGAAGATTGCGCAGCCCCTTGGGGCCCTCCATGTGATTTTTCAGCAGGTCCTCGTAAATGCGCCGGAACAAATAAACCTGCAGCCCGGGCATCTCCAATGCCCACATGATCGCCGCAACGCGCATCAGGTGCGATTTTCCCCCTCCGCTGGCGCCCCCATACAATATTTCCGTCGCCTTGGAGAAAAACGCCTCCCCCTGCTTCTCCCACAGGTGTATATCCAATGGAGGCGCACCATCGACCGGCATCCGCACCTCCATGGATATGCACTAATGGCCGACGACATCGTCCACCGCCTGCGCAGCCTGCCCAGCCATTACGATCCCGACATCAACGCTCTATGCGGCTATGCCGCCGCCGAGATCGAGCGGCTGCGCTCAGAAAATACGCGACAACAAGTAATTCAGCCCTTTATGGCCGAAATCGAGCAACAAAACATTGAAATCGAGCAGTTACGCGATCAAGTCACCTATGAGCGAAATGCCTGCAAGATTGCCGCCGACGAGATCGAGCGGCTGCGCAAGCAATGTAAAGGCATGTTCCAATCTGCCCGGAACAATGGCGAGGACTTGCTTCGCTACGAGGCCGAAATCGAGCGGCTGCGCGCAGAATGCGGTATCAAGTATCGCCAGGGCTACGATAACGCACTGGCAGAGGCCCAATGGGAAACTAACAAACCAAGCCCCTAGGAAGCCCGCTGGTGCGTTATTTCGCCCCCCCAGGCATCTAAGTACCCCCCCAATCGGTGCACCCCATGAGCGACGTCAACGAGTTCCCGGTGGATTATTGGGCAAGACAACGGCTTGCCTATCAGCACAAGCGCGCTGAGCTGATCAAAAAGCGCGATCGCCTAGACCAGCGCATCGATGCCCTGACCTACGCTATCGACCATGTCTACTCGGATGAAGCCCACGAGCGCAGCAAGAAGTTCTGGCAAGAGCTAGGAATGCCACGCTGATGAAGGCAAGCGACGGGCACCGCTTTTTCTGCTAGGCAAGGTTCGCCTTCCCCAAGTCTCGCCGTTGGACGCCGGTAGCGCCGAGCAGCACATGCCTGTTTCCTAAACCTCGTGCGGACCGGAGTATCGAGCCGAAGCCCGACCGTCTTGGTGGAACTAAGCCCGCCGTACCAGGGCGGGGGCACCCGCGCCGCCAACCAAACTATACCGTCTCACCGCCCCTCCAGCAAAGCCCGGTAATCAACCTCCGTCACCGCCTCATACGCTTCAGCCCACCCGTCTTTCCACGGTTGGCTAAACCTCTTGAACAACGCGCACACGTCCGGGTTCGCCTGCAAAAATAGCCGTACATTATCCCCAGACTTCGCTAGTTCCCTAAATCGCCGTGGCTCCATCAGCCTTCCTCCCACGCGGCCGCTCACGATACCGACGCATCCGCTCCGCAGCCGCCATCACCTCAGCCCCAACCCGCTTCCGTCCAGAACCGTCACGAAACCCACCACGCCTTGATTTCGTAACAACGGCCTCCTTTGATTTCGTAACAGACTTTGATTTCGTAACAGGAGGCCCAAACACCTCACACAGCCCCCAGTGCCGCTCCCCGCATAACCGACACCTA